CCGCCTGGTGAACGAAACTCTACACGATTATCTTTTGTATTGATACTTGTAAACTTGTCAGTATAACCACTGTGAATAAGTTTGGATGCTACTAGATTTAAATTCTGACGCATCGCATCAACGGCTTTATTAGCCTTTTCTGGATTTTGTTTAATGAATGAGGCAATCTGTTCAAACGCACTACGAGCGTATGAATTACCAAGACGACCAAACTTTTCAAGAATATACTTGTCGCCTAAAAATAGTGCAAGTTTAACATAATCAAGTTTATCTAACTTATAACCTGGTATAGAAATGTTCATATGCAAACCAGTTTTATCATTGGTATAAGCATTGCCATCTTTTGCCCACGCCTTGACCTTATTAATTTGGTCAATCATTGTTGGAATATCAAGTGGTGGTGATACAAACTCTAAACCTTCGCCACCTTTGCCACGAGTAGGTTGTAGACTGCTATCTGGTTCAATAACATACGCATCGTTTGGCTTTGCAATGCCGTGATAACTGCCGCTCTTAATAGTTTTTATACCAACAGCACGGCGGAAATCACCTACATCAACAGTAGAGCGAGTTCTGCGGTTATCATAATCAGGTTCAGTCCAATTTGGCCAAGATAGACCAAGATTGCCATCACTTGCCAAACCACTCATAGCAGTGTTACCATAGGTATCTTCTAAAAATTGTTCAAGATAACTGTCAATGTTATCGTCATCTTCAATATTATCACGCCAAGTTTGATAGTATTCTTTTCTAAATGCTTCGTATGGATCAATGGCATCTAATTCACTAAACAATTCTTGTTGGTTTTTATAATCACGACCATAACGCTTGTCAATAAAGTCCTGTATATTATCACCAGCATATGTATCCCATAGTCCACCATCAAGATAATCTTCCCATGCTTGCTTTATTAAATCAATCGCACGATTTACTTCACGGCGACTATTGTGATCGCCAGCGAAGAAATTCATAACATCTCGTTCTAAGTTTCTCCAACTGATAGTAGAAATACGCTCATCTTGGTCATAATCAGGTTCGCTATCAAAATCTTCATATGGATCATAATCATCATCTTCTTCGTCAAGGTTAGTGACGATAAGTTCAAATTCAAGACCTGCTTTTGCATTTGGAATCTTTGCCACAGCAGCACGTAATGCTGTTGGACTCATATTCACTTCGTTTAGGATTTCTTCAAGGATTAGGTCTTTGTCGCTCATTTATATATTTACCGTTTTTAAGGTTTGCGTTGTTTATTCAAATACTGTACTTTTGCGCCATTTTCATCTGGTTCAACCTCACGATCCCAAGGAAATGTGGCTACTTGACGGTCAGGATAATCATTGCCGCCACCAACAGTTCCTATGATAGAACCAGCGTGTTCATTTTGTTGCGGTCCAAATTTCTTTATAAACTTTGCTTTGTCTTTTGGCATTTCGTAGTCTAATGAAATTTGGTTATCAATTCTGCCTCGCTCATCAACTATTATATCAACTGCAATATGCTTAAATCCAAGTGCAGTTTGTGCATATACACGATACATCTTTTTAAGGTCAGGCAAGAAACCTTGAACAAAAAATGTGAGAGTTGCTTTTGCAAAACGCACATATCCAAGTTTAAATGCTTCTTCATATCCATCAATGTCTTTACTATAAAGCCATCCCAGATGTTCTTCCTTCGTAACATATTCAACTTTGCGATTAGGCAAAATCCAACCATGTGTTTCATTCGGGTCAAGTGCTTCTTCAATGCTTTCACTTTGTTGTGCTTCTGCATCCCACTTCTTGTGTAAGAATGTTAGCAAACCTTTTACATCGCTAGCACCGATTTTGCGCATTGCTGCAATAATTTTAGTTGCTGCTTCATAACCACTGTTGCCTGGCTTACGAGCATTGGTAATTTCATTACGCAACCCAAGGTCATCAGCAAACTGACCACCGTTCCAATAGGTTAAACTATAACGCAGTTTATTTGCTTCTTTGGATAACTCACTGCGGCTCTTCTTAAAGATAAGTTCTAACCATGGTTCAAGATATTTCTTGCCATTAAAGGTGCTTATATAACCAGTTTTCTTTTGTCCACGAATTAAATCTTGGGCTTTGCTTACTGGTATTGCTCGTTTAGTATCCTGTAATTTCCACGCATTTTCGTCGCTATAAAGATAAGTTGGTAATCCACGTTTCTTTGCCACAATCATCAATTGACGAGTAGTTGGGCTTGCAAACTCACCTGCTTCTTTAAGCAATATATGAACGGCTGTAATCGCATCCGCTGGTATAGTTGGCTCACGTGAGAATACACGGTCTTCGCTTTCACTGTGCTTTTGCTTATCAAAACCTGCCCAATAGTCAATTGCTTTAACTGGATAACGACGATTGAACCAATTGCCATCAAGGTTAAACATAACAGCAGTGCCGCCAGTAAACTCGTGATAGCCACCTACTTTGCTGCGAGTTGTAGATAAGAAATAGTTATAACCTTTCGGTGCATACTGGTCTTCTACACTACCAGTAGAAATGCTCAACATAAACTCATTGTTTTTAAGAATGTTTAATGCTGCACCCACACTGCCTGTATAGTGGAACAACACTGGCGATGCTGCTTCGCCAAGTTGTGATTCTGATACTAATTCATTCTTTGTGATAGATTTCATAATCGGAAGATAGCGTGGTTGAACCTTCACCATATCTTCACGATGTATGTCAAGATGACCTTTGCGAATAAGTTCTGCGTGATACATAAAATCACCAAAACCATCGTCTTCGTGTGGAATATGTTCATTAGCATAATCTTCGAGACGTTGTGCTATTGCTAACATATTGCTATTTGGTTCAATAGTTTCATCTAAATCTTTACGATGACTACGCTTGTAATATGAACACCAACCATTTGCCGCAATCTTACCACTAACAGACGAACAACCGTGTGGTGGACGCCACATAGTGCAGTGGTCGCAACGTTGACCATTACGAGGCATTGCCTGATACTTTGCTTCGGCTTTTGTTGATTTTTCTGCGGCTTCATCTAAATTTTCATTTGCCAAATCAGGCGCAACCATATAACTGTTCTTGGAACCTGGCGGAAACTCAAAGCGTTGCGCACCTTTTTCACGAGCAGCAGCACGAGCCTTCTTAAACTGCATTGTCCACCAACGACGATTGGCATAATCCTTATTGCCCATATAAGCTTTTGGATCAGTGATGCGCAACTCGTTCCATTGGTCTGGTGTTAGGTCTTCGTCTAATTCATATTTTGGCAAACCGTATAGGTCAAGGTCCGTACCGTGTGTAGAACCATAATCGGTATCGTCTACATTAGGTTCATATGGTTTGCGACCACGTTTTACAAGTTTAGGATTATCACCCCAATCACCACCAATGCCTGGTGCTTCGGTAACAATGCCCATAGCTTTCAACATAGCACGAGCAACTACACGGTCTTTTTCTTTTTCTACTTCTGGCAACTGTGCATAAGTTTGTTGGGCAAGTGCATAACGCTTCTTTTTCTTATCGGGAATAGTAGGCGTATCTAACTGCAACTTGCCCATATAATCAGCCACTGCAGTCTTGTTCCAACCATCGTGGATAGCGTTGGCAATGGCTTCTACATCTGTAATGCCACTATCAATCATACGCTTGGCAGCAGTAGCACTTTCAATGTTTGCTAACCAACCAAAGTTGTTACCAGGTGTTGATAGTCCATAATGATAAGCATCATCTAATGCCTTGTCGCTAATGTGTGCAAGTTGTTCTACGGATAGGCTTTCATTAAGAACACTTTCTGTAATAATACTTTCTTCTACACTTTCACCAAGTCCCATGCCGATGCGAACTGCTTGCATAAGTGTTTTGCCATCGACCATAATATTTGGTGGAACTCGTGTAGCACGTTCGAATGCCTCTGGATCGCCACTCTTGGCGGCTTCACGAGCATTTGTTGCAGAGGTTAGTCGTGGACTTTCCATAAAGGATAGGGGTTCAAAATGATAGAAACCGTGTGCTACTTGTTTGCCGTTGTATTGTTCCAATACTGGTCGCATTGATGCCATATCGTCTTCACCAGCCACGAAAGTGGCACTGCGGAAGCCTTTGTCATAAAGATATGCGGCTGCTTGGAGAAATGTTTTGATTGATGGGTCTTCAACGAGATGTCCTTGTGTTTGTGGATAAAGTGCTTTTACCCATTTTACTTTTTGATCATAGGTAAGTGGATTTTTTTTAGCATCTTGACTCTTACTAAGGAATAACGCCCAACTGCCTTTCTTTGCCACGCTTGCAAGAGTATTGATTAACCCTTCGTGTCCAAAGTGTGGAGGATTCATACGTCCAAATGCAAATGCAATATGCGGATTTGGTGCTTCATTAAAAATAGTGCGGTGGCTTAGGGTCATTATACAATCCAGATAAATTATTTATCTGGTATGTCAATGGGTATTAATTTGGAGTCCAACGGTGTCTCGGAACTAATTTTATATTTGGTTGACCAAATTGAACATAACCTTCACCGCCACGTTGACCTTTGGTAGTCTGTTGAATATCGCCACCTTCGCTATCTAATTGGTCGATAATATTATTTTTAACATCACGAAGATTTTCTAACACTGCAAAAGTTGCAATAAAACCTTTGCGATTTTGCGCAATCCAATCGGTAATTTTCTGTTGCATTGGCGCACTCTGCTTACTTCCGCTGCTCAACCAATTTGTAAACTCGCTTGCAAGATCAGCGGTTCTACCAACTCTTGCCATCTGATTATTAAAATTATAAAGAACGCCCTTAAAACCTGCCATCTTCATAGCGGCAAGGCGTTCATCATTTAAGAAGTTATCAATAGCAGTTTTATTAACACCTACATACTTTTGTAAATCTTGTAGTTTTTTTGTATCAATTTTGACTGGTTGCTGTGCATATCGTGGACCCAGTACAATTAGTCCTTGTGTTTTGTTAAATGGTGTAAAATCATCAATGGGTTGTTGTTGTTCATCGCCCATACCAAACTGTGGAAAGTATGCGTGACCTACAACTGCTGCGGTTGCACGGGCAATTTGTTGACCAAGTTCAGTTGATTGTGGAACACTGTATGTAACATTATTAGGAGTAAAGGTATAAACATTATTTTCTAGTGGAGGACGACGCATAAAAAGCAAGTCACCATATACATAACCACGAAAATCTTTTGGAGTAGCTGTTTCAAATAGTGCCCAAAGGCTAGCATATTCATTTGCAAAACGCATACGCTCATCTTGTTTATCAGGCGCAACATTGCCTGTATTCATAATAAACTTTACAAGTTCTTGTGGGCTTTGACTTTTGCCACTACCCTCTGGTTTTAACCAACCATTGTGACCAACCATGATAAACTTGCCATCAGGTTCACGACCCCAATATACTTGTGGTTTGCCATCCCATTTTAAACGAACTGTTTTTGGATTACTTGAAATTTGAAACAAACGATTAATAGCTTTTTCAGCACCACCACTGCCTTCAATAAGAACGAGGTCTTCTACGTGTTGAAACGCACGACCAACTTTAGGTGCTTCGCTAATAATCTGATTAATGAACATCAAATATTTATAGGTTTACAAATTTTCTAAGAACCACATATAGGTAGGCACAGAGAACTTTAGTCTATATTCTCCATTATAACCAATGCTTGTATATTTTTCCTGTTCGGGTGTTTCTTCATATACTGGCGGTAATTGTGTTTTCTTGCCATTAATAAAATTAGTTTGCTTATGGAAATTACTTAATCTGTAAGCTAAATGACCAAGTTCAATTTCATCTATTTCAATTTCATCTATTCTTAACAATTGATCCATAAGGATTGTACCATCCTCGTTAAGCTTGGTATTTTTCCATTTTTTTTCAAGTAACCTAATTTTAAGTGTATAAGTGCCTTCGCCTAATTCACGACTAAAAGTAATAACTTTTTCTTCTTTGTCTGAATTTCTTTCAGTTACAGCGCCCATATCAATAGTTTCGTCATCTAATAAAACTTGAAAAATCGGTGGATCATCATGCCACTCACTGCTTAATTTAATTTTAAATTCAACGTTTTCAATTTCTGTTGCTTCATCAGTCATTTTTTTAACCTTTTTTCTTACCTAATTTTAACTTAATAGGTTGAGGAGTTGCTGTTGGTATTGCAGGCTGTGCTGCAGCTTGTGGTTGCTGTGGATCAAGATGATGTGGTCCACCATTTGACGTTTGGTTAGTCAATACCTTTTTAAGTTCCTCAACATTACCTTCATATTTGTGATAACCAGTATGGTCAAGCTTGATGCCTGTATCAGCAAATATCTTTCCACCAGCCATGCGCCATAGGTAGCAGAAAGTCCAATCTTCACTTAAATAGTTATCATCCTTATCAATCATGGTATCAAACAAACCATACATAAGTGGCTCATACTGCGCACCAATGCCAATATTATCACGATACTTTAATTCTGGATGCAAGTTAATTAACTGCTCAATGACCTGTCGCTTTACCATCATGAAACCAGTTCCAAGAGTTGAAACTTCAACCAAGTCGCCCATTACTACTGGATTTGGAACAGTGTTAATAACATATCGAATAGGAATACGCTTCATTGGATATACGCCACCAACAACATCTTGGTTTGCAAGTAACAATCGAATGATTGCTTCTGGATCAAAACCTAAATCAACATCAATAAACATAAGGTGAGTTGCAGCTTGGTTAAACAAGAACTTTGCAACAAGGTTGTTTCGCCCACGAGTAATAAGACTTTCATTAACCATTGTATCAATACTATAGTTTAGTCCCATCTTACCAGCAATAATACCAAACTTAATCATTGCGATAAAGGTTGCTTCATTACATAATCCACCATACATTGGTAGACAAAAATGAATATGTTGCTTGCGTAAAAACTCTAGCGCGTCTGGTGGTAAACCAAATGTATCTTGTGGTGCCGATTGATTAATTTGTTCTGTCATTGACTCTTTCCATTAAGTGTAGATATTATTATATATCTATAGTATAGAGTATAACAAAATTTTTATGTATTGTAAAGAACTCGATTAATATTGCCAGCAGAAAAATTTGTAATATGTGCACGACACCAAACAAAGTTGCCAAAAAAATTATAGCTGTATGTTCCGCTTACCGCATTAGTACCATCACCGAGTGATGTACTTGATACATCAAACCAATCACTATCAGTTGGATTAGTTGCTAGCGTAGCTTGAAATTTTAAAACTCCAACAAATGCTGATAAACTGTATGTTACTGTATGCAATCCATCAGTATAACCATAGTAACCATTGCCTTTAAATTGATTGCTACTCCAAGTAGTACTCGTACCATCATATGGCGGATAAACTTGTCCGTACTGTATTGAACTTAAAACTACTTGTGGTAAACTAGCCATTATTATTTCGCTTTTTCAACTTCAACAATTATATTATTGCCAACTAATTCCTGAACAACACTTTCAATACTTTCAACAATATCATCACGCAGGATGTCTTGATTACTTGAATTCTTGTCAGCAACAAGTTTGCTTACTTTGATAACTAATACTTCTTCGTAGATTTTAGCCATTGATATTCTCCAATGTATTTATTCTAGGTTTACGCCCACGCTTTTTGCCGCCACCACGTGCGGCACCATTTGGTTTAATATCATAAGCAAGACCTAAACGAGTAGGTTCCATTCCATCAATCTCATCAATTTTATCAATCGGTACACTGAACTTGCGACCGCTACGATGTGAAGAAATAAACTTCATTGTGCCTTCATCGCTAACAACTTTATCTACATTAAGAAATAATTGTTTTTCCATTGGCATACCGCCAAAAGCTGGTACAGGACAACGTGCTAGAATACGAGTCTTGCTATTCACGACACCGCGATTGATAAGGGCTGTTGCTAATTCAATATTCATTATTATGCTTTCTCTTTCTTTACTAACTTATAAACTTTATTAATTCCATCTTGAAATAACATATACAGTAGCGGAATATTGTCTGCACTTCTGCAATAAACACGAACTGAACCGTAGTAATAACCTGTTTCAAGACCTGTGCTGGTACGAGCACACCAACGGTTTAATTCATATGGCATAAACAAATCATCGCTATTATCAGTTACAAATTTATGTAATTCAAGCAAGTTATCTCGTTGTGTTTTTCTATTAGAATAACCTACTGTCTGCCAACCCCAATAAGTTTCAAACTCAACCTGATAAGGAACATCAGGATTATATTTTGTTGGACTTACAAGTTTAACATCAACGGCAATGCCATCAAGATTTTTAATTTCAGCAATATACTGATCATTGCTTGTGGTAAATCCCTTGACTCGTGTAATCAATTCTGGGTCAGCAAGAATTGCGTCAAGAGCATCAGTGCTATTGGTAAAAAAACGCAAATAAGTTTCTTGACGAAGACGGCAGTCTGGATCAAGATGCTTCAAGGCGTTACGCATTTTATTGCGACTATCCCAATCACGCACAAACTCTACTTCCACACGAAAGTGATACTTGTTATACCAAGTTTTATTCTCGGTATACACACGCCACTTTGGAATTACACTGCTAAACCAATCACGGTATTCATTCAGCGTTTGTTCTGTTACTGTCATTTTCTGCCACCAATTCTAACTTGTCATCAAGCAAGTCTACCTTAATTGTAACACTGTTCTGTGATTTGTCAAACAGTATTTTCTTTGCAAGCGGAGTCTTAATATGTTCATGAATTGTGCGGCTCATTGGTCTTGCACCAAGAAGTGGACTATAACCCTTCTTGACAAGCCAATCATAAGCAGCGTCAGTAACATCAAGCGTGATGTTTTTACCTGACATTTGTGCTTGTAGTTCAGCAATGAACTTTTCAGCAATCTTACGGATAGTTTTGCTATCCAGTTTGTTGAATGTAACAATCGCATCTACACGATTGCGGAACTCTGGACGGAAGTATTCTTTAACAGCAGCATCAACTGCATCGCTATTTGTTCCGCCACCAAAACCAATAACATTGCGTTCGCTGTCGGCAGCACCCAAATTACTAGTCATAATAAGGATACTTTGGCGACAATCTGCTCGCTTGCCATTGGTACCAGTGATGAAACCTTCGTCCATAACTTGCAATAGCACCTGTGATACATCAGGATGTGCCTTTTCAATCTCATCAAAAAGAATGATGCAGTGTGGGTTCTTGGCAATCTCACTAATAAGCAAGCCACCAGCAAGGTTAGCATCCTCATATCCAACATAGCCAGGTGGCGCACCGATAAGTCGTGAGATAGAATGACGCTCTTGATATTCACTCATATCAAAGCGTAGCAACTTCATACTTAAACGATCTGCTAATTGCTTGGCAAGTTCAGTCTTGCCTGTGCCTGTAGGACCAAGAAACAAGAACGAACCAACAGGTTTATTATCTGCCTTTAAACCAGCTTGTGATACCCATACACGGTCTAACACCTTGTCAACTGCAGTATCTTGATTATACACAACTGCTTTGATCTCGGCACCAATATTAGGCATAATCTTTTGCGTATTTTCTTCACCTAATTGACTTTCTGGAATCTTAGTAATACGACTTAGTTCACGACGAATCTGCGCAACATCAATGGTGCGTGAGCCACGTGCCTTAGTACGGCGTAATGCTGCAGCACTATCAATTAAATCAATTGCCTTATCTGGCAGTTTCTTATCTGCTTGATAACGAGCACTCAATTCTACAGCTTCACTAATCGCAGCATCTGTTATTTTTACTCCATGAAAAGTTTCGTAACTAGCTTTGATACCAAGAAGAATTGTTTTACAATCTGCTATACTTGGTTCATCTACTGCAACGCGATTGAAGCGTCGCATAAGCGCACGGTCTTTTTCAAAATGTTGTGTATATTCTTCCCAAGTGGTTGAGGCAATAACTTTAAAGTCACCACGAGCAAGTGCTGGTTTTAACATATTTGAGAAATCTACTGAACTATTGCTTCCGCTGCCTGCTCCACGCATTTGATGTGCTTCATCAATAAACAAAATAATATTGCCAAGTTCAGTTGCTGCTGCAATAATCTCTTGCAACTTTTCTTCAAAGTCGCCACGATACTTTGTTCCTGCAAGTAGCGAACCAATGTTTAGACTATAAACCTCATGATCCTTCAAAAATTTTGGAACATCGCCATTTACAATATTATATGCAAGACCCTCGGCAATAGCAGTCTTGCCGACACCAGCATCGCCTACAAGCAAAACATTGCATTTATTTTTGCGAGCAAGAATTTGCTGCATATCAGCGAGTTCAGTGCCACGACCAATAACAGCTTCAACTTTACCATTGCGAACCATTTCATTTAGGTTGGTGCAATGTTCTTCAAGTGCATTGTTGCCTAAATTGATGCTTTTTTTGTTTTTATTCTTATTATAAATTTCAACAACTTTTTCAGGTTCAACTCCATACTTTCGCAAAAAGAATGCAGCATGACTTTGTGATTCTTTGCTAATAGATAGATATAAATCGGTAATATGAATATTTTGACGACCAAGTAAAATTACTTGGGTAAATGCACGATTAAACACTCGTTCAAGGCTTTGTGTTTTTTTAGGTTCTTCTTCACTTTTGTTATTAATTGGAATATTACTGGCAATGTAATCTTCTAATTCATTTACTAGTTCTAATACATCAATACCAATAGATTCAAGAACTTTTTTGAATCCTTTTTCGTAAAGCATACTAAGCAGTAAATGCTCAACTGTAAAATATTGGTGATTGTTATCTGCCGCATGTTGCTTAGCCATGCGCACAATTTTATCAAGGTCGTTGCTGTTATTAAACTGTGTCATATTATTAATATAGCATAAATTTAGTAGTTGTCAAGTATATTTAAGTATTTACAGGTTTAATGTTTTGTATTTCTCGAATTAAATTAAGTTGATCAAGCGTAAGTGCGGTTGGAATTAAAATATTAATTTTTGCAATATACTTGCCACGAGTTCCGTTTCCTCTTGGAAAACCTTCGTCTGTAATACCAAATTGTGAATTATTTTGTGTGCCAGCAGGTATATTAAGTTCGATAAACTTTCCACTTGGTAGTATAAGTGGGATTACTGTTCCTGTCATTGCTTGAAAACAATCAACAGTTAAATCTTCAATAATATTTTCATTGCTGCGAATAAATCTAGGATGCGGTTTGACATTTATTACTATTTCAAGATTACCACGAGGTATAGAGATATTAGCATCGTCGCCACGTCCTTGTATTGTAAAAATGTTGCCATTTTCAATACCTGCTGGTATTTCAATTTCTAAGGTTTCATTCGTGTTTGTGGTACGATAATTAATTACCTTTTTAACACCACTTATAGTCTCTGCAAAATCTAAATCTATAGCAACTCTTAGGTTGCGATTACGCTGTTGTTGTCTAGCCTGAAAACCAAATTGATTAAAAAATTGGTCATGAAATGCAGACATTGGGTCAGGTCCGCCGCCAAAATTAAAATGAAATTCAAACGGATTTCCAGCACGTTGTCCAAATGGGTTACCTTGAAATTGTGGTTGTGGATTACGCAATGTGTGATCATAGTGCGCACGACTATTAGGATCACTCAGGGTAGTATAGGCTTCATTAATTTGTTGAAATTTTGCTTGATCACCGCCCATGTCTGGGTGATGTTGTTTTGCAAGTTTTCTAAATGCTGATTTTAATTCATCAGCAGATACATTTTCGCTTACACCAAGTGTTTCATAATGATTCATAAAGGTAATTATGCCTTAATACAGTATAGTTGTCAAGTATTAAGTAGTGCTAACTGAACCACCTGGCGGCTTTGTTGCAGCAGTTGCTGCACTTGCTGCTGATGTTTTCTCTTGTGTTCTGCCATATGCAGAGATACCAAGAATAGCACCAAATGCAAGGTGAATTAACCCGCCATTTGATAGGGTGAGGCTTTGCCATTGTGCATAGGTTACTGTATTGGCACCTAGACTTTTTAAGAAGATTGGCATTAGCATGCTTAATATGGGTGCAGCAACAAAGTCAAAGAAACAAATTAGCATATAAAGCCAACCCATCGCAGGACGCCAATATGACTTCATCCAATGTTCACTTGCTTTATCTTCTTTTTTTGATTCTTCTTTGGCTATTTGCGCACGTTCATACGCAACTTCATCTTCTTTTTGGTCTTCATGACGATCTTCAATCGCCATCTTATGATATTCTTTTTTCTCTTCTAGCGCAAAGCGCATTTCTTCAAGACGAAGTTTACGAAGTTCAATGTTATTTTGATCTGATTCTGATAATACAGGCGCAGGTGGAGCAGCAGTTTTTAACTGCGCATCTTCTGGACGCTCATCATCTGCCATACGACGAGGGCCGATTGGCTCATCATCTTCTTCAATTACTACTGCCACTGGTACTTCCTTGGGTAGTTGAGGTTTTGGTAGTTCCATCTTTGGTGGCTTGAGAATCGTAGTATTGCTTATAGGCGTTAATTTGTGCTTGATATTGTCTAATGACTTTAACAAGGTTGGCTTGGTTAACTGCCATGTCTTCGTAATCTCTTGGACTAATGGCGAAAAGGCTTTCGCTATGTGCTTTTCCAAATGCCGTGTCAATGTGATCTTCACTTCCTGGTTTTGCTGCTTTATTTACCACATGCCATTCAACATCGTTCAACTTAACTTGGTCTACGCTTGGCAGCACAAGAGTTGGACGCTCTACAGTAACAACTGCAGTAGTTGGCTGCATTGTCTGACAAGCGGCGAGAAATAAAAATAGAGGCAGAATTTTAACAACCTTTTGCATTGACTAAACCTTTGTTGACTGTATCTTCTATGCAGCGGAATGATTTGGCTGTTGCATCATTCATACGCTTTTGTAATTCGGTAGGCTTGCTTTGTGCAAATGCACCGAGGTCACGATTATTTTTTGTAAACTTTTCTTGGATGTCATTTACTTCGTTACGAGCAGCTTGGTAATCATCAAAGGTTTTTTGTGATATTGCTTGCTGTTCTTTTAAATCTTCTTGTGTTTTTTTAAGGGTTTCAGTAGTTGTTTTGAGTGCAAAATCTTTTGTAGCAACCTCTTGATTTAATCTAGCTAATTCATCTTGAGTATATTTAAAATACCCAACGCCTGCGCCGATTAAACCAATGATAACAAATATTTTCCAAAGGCTAAATCCAAACATTAGATGATCCCACTTAATTTTTTGATTGTATTAATATCGTCGGTTAGTTTTTGTGATTCAGTTTTGTATGATGCAAAAGCTGCAACACTCTTTTCGTATTTATCTGGTGTTGTTGGTACAACTTTTTCAAATGTTTCTTCGTTAAGAGGCAAATAATCTTCACTCATGAACCATTTGAATTTCCACTTATCAAGTTTAATTCCAGTAAGATGATCTAAATCAGTGAGCATTTCACTAATATACTTGTATAAACCAGGTCTGCGTTGTGCTTCCACAAATACAAGGCGATTATTGTCACTAACTTCGCCTGTGCTGACATCAGCGTCTAATATCCAATCATACCCATTTTCTAAATAACTTACTAAATCATTCGCTGGCATGATATTACGAACCTTAAAACTAAGGGTTACAACATCACTTGCCTGTCCCATTTTGCTGTTATATTCGTCAATGTGAATTTTTTCACTTACTAGATAATTTAAGTCGCCTATTTGCAAACCTTCTGAAAGTAATTGAGACATTTAAATTTCTGTTGCTCCTGTTTCTTCTGGTGCTTGTGCAGACTGTTGACTATCTTGTGTTACACTCTTATCACTTAAGCCTTTTTCAATACTATTTTGTAAATCAGCTAAATCAACTTCTTCGCCAGCAATATCTACTGAACCTTGTTTAATATCTGCCATTAGTTTTTTAGGCAACATCATTTCTACATACCATACTGGAAAATCCATTAACCGACCTTTGTGACTGCCAGGTCTAATATCCTGCGGGCTACGAATCTTTACAGGCATTTGAACTTTGTCTTTTTTGTAAGTAACTTTTGCACCATATGGTATTAATCGTTTAGCTGCAGCAGGGTCTGGCATACGATCAAACGGCCACATAAATTTACATTTAACCCAATAACGACTTATCATTGGTCCTTCTACTAATTCACCAATTCTCCAATTAGGAAATGCATAAAAATCCATGTTATCTAGTACTCGTTCAAAGTCGCATAGCATATTCAAGCTAGCATCACTCATAAACAATTTTTTAACTGAATTTAAATTTGGCTTTACTGACATTACGGACACCTTTGAGATATTTATGCAGAAAACGATACATCAAAGATTAAGACTTAATTGTCATATTACAATCTTAAATAATTATGTGTTACAACCAACACAGGGATACAAAATGCAGAATAAGCGTAGACAGAAAAACAATCAACACATGAACCCAAACAATCAGTCCTACAGCAAAAACTACAACAACATAACCCAAATAGAACAGTTTCTACCAGAAAAGAAACGACGAGTTGAAATAATTCCTCGAAATATCAATCAAGAAAACTATCTTGACCTACTACTAAATCCAGATATCTCTATTGTAATTGCAAGCGGTCCAGCAGGTACTGGTAAAACATTACTGGCAATGCAAGCAGCAATCAAAGCACTTAAAGAGCGTGAGATTGACAAGATAATCTTAACGCGTCCAGCGGTGGGAGTAGAAGGTGAGAAACATGGGTTTTTACCTGGCGACCTAAATCAAAAAATGGAGCCATGGACAAAACCACTTTTTGATGTGCTACATGAGTATTATACAGTTCGTGAAACGATGCAAATGGTAGATAGTCAAGTTATTGAAATTTGCCCTCTAGCATTTATGCGTGGTCGCACATTTAAAAAAAGTATGATTATTGCTGATGAAATGCAGAATGCAACTCCAAATCAAATGAAAATGTTGCTTACTCGTATTGGCGAAGGCAGTAAAATTATTGTTACTGGTGATATTCGCCAAACTGACAGAACTGAGGGTGAAAATGGATTGTTAGACTTTAATCGTCTAATGGATCGTTTCCGTGACAGTGAATACGTTGGCTGCGTTGAGTTCAACGGCGGTGATATTGAACGTCATCCTGCTGTTGAAGAAATCCTCAGAATTTATGGAGATATTTAATTAGGTCGGCTTAATATCTTTAATAGTTGCCAATTATTATAGGCTTCTTCAACGGATGGGTTCTCGTGGGTCATATCTTTTACCCAACTAGTTTCACGAACCCATCCGTTGATTTTATTTTTATATGAAGCAACCATCCATGCTTCTACTAGGTATTGCTCATACCATGTATCTTTGCCATTATCATCTTTTTGTATACCAAAGAAAGCATTGCCATCCATTATCGCAATTACTTCTGCAATAGGACGTAATATGCGTTTTTCTTCCGCAGTAAATTTCTTTTTGCGTGTTTTCTTATAAGTGTTATGTATGTGACTAAGAATTTCCATTAATTTCCGCTAACTCACATAGTGTAGCACTTAAGTTAATTTCAGCATCAGCAACCATAGAGTGGTTTACTAACCCATTGCGGATGATAACAATTGCACGATCTTGTCCTTCATCGCTCGTTGAGAACAATTCAAGATTATCATACATCCAACGAAATACTTCTTCGATCTCATCTGCACGAACTTGATTGCATAGGAGTTTACGTGCTTCTCGTATCTTACCACTCTTGAATAAATCAACAGCCGCAATGCGATAATCTGTACTGCTTTGCGAATCGCTGCTTGCAGAACCTAGGGTTCCGCCATTGCTAGAACTTTGCAAACTGTTTATGCATTTACGAAGGTCAGGATAGGCTGCTGTTACATAAACATCTAGCATATCTAAATCAAAGTCAACACCTTCTTCAACAAGAATGGTAGCAGCACGTGCAGTAAACTCGGTTTTATCAAGGCGTTCAATATGAAATCCCTGACAACGGCTATGAAGTGCTGGAATAATCTTGTTAGGATAGTTGCAAGTCATAATAAAGCGAGCACTGGCACTATACGTTTCCATCAATCCACGTAGAACTGCTTGTGCACTTGGTGAAAGATAATCTGCTTCATCAAGGAGAACAATCTTGAACTCACCAAATGGCATAGTAGAAACAAATCCTTCAATCTTATCACGAATGAAGTCTACACCATTATCTCGTGAAGCATTGATTTGTAGAACATCAAAGTCATCGACGCCCAAGTCATGGATAAGAACTTTTGCAAGTGTTGTCTTGCCAGTACCTGGTCCACCACTGAATAACAAATGTGGAATAGTGCTATCTGTAATCCACTGGCGAACCTGTGCTTCTTGTGCCGCATCACGCCACACATAATCCGTCACGCTATTTGGACGATATTTTTCAACCCAAAGATAATTTTTTGTCATGCAATTATACTAACATATGGTTAGAGGAATGTCAACAACTTAGTAAGTTGGATTAATACCAAAAGTCAAATCTTCCTTTGGCGGCTCGTCGCTGCTCATAAGAATATCTTTTGGATCAACAAGACGAACTGTTGTTGTAACACCATCTTCATCGGTCATATCAAGACCGCGTGTCCAACGACCATGCGCAACAAGAATATATTCACCAACTTTAACATCTTCTTGTAGTCGCCCAACAGCCACAACTTCTGCCCAACGTGGGCGAATGCCTTGTCCTTTCTTATCATCGTCAAGAATGATAATACCGCCTAGCGTCATTCGTTCGCCAAATTCCATATCTTTAACCAACACATTGTTCTTAGTTGGAGTAATCTTGCGATAGTCTTGGTTATAGTGTAGAGTGCTACTGCGTGGTCCAATAGTATCAGTTTTCATATTCTAGTTCTCTGTGCCTTCATTTTTTCTGCTAATTCTTGACTACGAACAAGAGCATCTGCATAACCGCCGCTAGTGGCTACGCCTGTTTTTGGATTTACAACTGTTGGTTCTATAAGCGATTGTTCAATTTGATCATAACCATTTGCAATAGGTGTTTCAAAAATATCTGCAACCAATGATTGATTTGCTTCATCAGCATTAGAATAAATTGGATTATCGGCTAATTTACTGCCTTGTTGCGCTTTGTAATACTCATTCATGATTTCATCTCTTGTTTTCACAATCTGACCTCCTGGTCCAAGTAAGTCGCCTCGTGCATTCTGATTAGCATTTCCTACAGCAATCGAATGCTCTTGCTGTATTTTTAAAGCATTGATATCTAAAAATTTTCCTGTTGCGGTTCGGTGCATACTCATTATAATAGATTGTCCTTTTGGGTATTTAACGCATAAATTCAGAGAAGTCTAAATTTTTCTCTAAACTATGAATACGATGGACGCCAATCAAGTATAATACAAAACTTGCTACACTTGAACCACGACCAACTCCCCATATTACACTATGTTTACTCATTGTGTCAACAAGATATTTTAAGTACTGTAGCAGCGGTAATAGGTCTCGTTCAGCATACTCTATTAGTTCACTACCAGCACGTTGTAGTTCATTTTGATTCTTGCACTGGTCGAGTACCCATTTGGCAATATCCATGTTTTTATAATCTTCTGGCATAAACCATTCTTTTTGATTATTTTTATGATATTCTTGTATAGTGCCATTTAATGTTGCTAATTTTTTTAACGGTTTATAATCAAGATACAAACTCTTGATAGCAGAATTATATTTTTCTGGATCGATAATAGCAATATCATCAAATGTCATTTGCTGATTCATATAAAGTAATTGCGCTAACTCACTATCGCTGATTACGCTACGACCATACTCGTCAGACTTTATCACCTTTAATAACCTCTGGCTTCCATTTCTTTAAAGGAATAATATTGTTTTCCTTTTTTTTCTTCTTGGCTATTGTAACAGGTTTCTGTTCCCATTGCAAAGTTTCTGGCCATTCACCTTCGTCATATGCAACAGTAACTTCTTTGTTTTTTATAATTGGAATATCCCAAGTAGTTGGCGTAGACCTGAACCACCATGCAGGTTTTTCCCAATTTTTAAAAGCCATATCCGCTATTACTTCATCACTAGAAACAATCTCTTCATCAACGTGTAGGGTAAGATCATCGCTCTTATCGCAACTTACGCCGATGTGTTCAATTGTTACTCGACCTTGTGTAATGCTCAAAATTTTATACCAAGTAACTAAACCGATAGCAAAATTACTTGGTGCATATGGCATTGTTATAATACGAGAACTAAATTTCTTATGTAACGTGGGCAGCAGTGGATTGGCAACATAAACAAAAATTGCATCTTGATATAAATCTTTTATTAACCCACGAATACGACCAAAGGCAGTATATGGGTCTTGTTCTTCCTGTGATTGGTCATCAAAATCTATGCTTATAGTATAGGTGCATGGTTCAAGTAAATCTTGGTAGCAATTAATAGCAGTAAACTCTGCTGTCCAACTAATATCACTCATCCGATATCCAAACTATCCTTGAAAATTGGGTTTTCTTTTGCAGCATTTGCTTCTGCACGATAACGTTTATTAATTTCTTCTTGAAAAGTATCTGCTATCATACGTAACTGATTTAACATAGCTGCATTACCCATTTTGCCAGCAAAACTTATTTTTTTATAAGTTTCATTTTGGGTTTTAAGCAATTCATCAAGTGTTTTAGTACTTAAATCAGCTAGTAGTGGATGCATTATAGATCACCCTTCACACGATTTTCGCTAAGCCATGCATCAAACTTGCCACCTGGATAACGTGATTCTAGCTTCTTTACATTTTCATTAATAACATCATTGGGGTCAAGCCCAAGTGCAGTACATGCATTCATCCAGTACCACATGATATCACCAAGTTCACGTTTCATATGAAATACGTTTTCTTCATTCAGTGGTTTGCCTTGGAAAAACATCTTCTTAATGATTTCGTTAAATTCCCCACTTTCAGCACTCAAGCCCATACCAGCCGTCAACAACAATGCTGGACGAATATTAGTGCGATCTTCTTGGTATTCACATAGTTCTTGGAAACGTTTTTCAAAAGCATATTCATATTTGCTTTCAGCACTAGTTACTTCTAGCACAAAATCTTGGTATAGTTTAAGGTTTGTCATGATTTACTCCTACTCTAATATAACGTTAGATAGGCTAGTAGTCAATATTATATCTGTGTTTTAAACCATTTATTAATAGTAGGATTGCGTGGAGCACCAATATAAGTGTATCCAAGATGGTTACCTGCACTTATAGAAGTAGTATTTCCATTAATAGTATTTGCACTAATTAAATTAAGATTACTTACAGCAACATTTGCTGAAATTTGAACTACTTGTCCATCTACTGGATAGCTTGGAAAAGTAACATTTACATTGCTGAGTGCAGTGCCGCTAGTTGAATCTAATATTAATTTTGTAACAAGCGTTATCGCCTGTGGGCTTGCAACCGTACCATTTGCAATATTTGCATAATAATAATCTACGTTATTGCGAGCACGCGAAAGTGGAAATACAGTAATAGTTGCACCCGCATCATCACTTATAAAATCATACCAATATGTTCCAGCGCCACTCTGAGTATAACCAACGCTGTTATTATTGGAATTATAATCTTGTAAGTATTGTGTACCAATAGATACTGCACTTGGCAAAATCATTCGATCACTTGAACTAGAAACAATTAATTTCAAACGAATACGACCAACTGTACCAGCAGTTGGAAAGTTACTAAATCCTACAGTAATTGTTCCATTGGTTTGAACTATTTGAACGTGACCACGAGTATGATCTAAAATAACATTTGTTGAAATTGGACCATTGTCAAATTCTGTTTCACGAAAATCTTGAATAAGAGCACTACTTAGCAGCGTACCTTGCATATTGTTGTTTAAAGTGCTACCTGAAAGAGCACTCTTAACAATTGCTTTACTTTGTAAATCACCTATTTCTGTTGCAGCATAGGTAAAATTTGTTACAATATTGGTAAAGTTATCTCTAAAACCTTGGCTATCATTATCAACGCCCGCTACAGGATATGCGCCATTTATGTTGTTAGGATTAATATTACTCATTTATAAGATTCCAATTTATATGGTATTTAGTCAATTCTATTTATTGGTATATATTTGTCTTTGCAAATTTAAGATATCTATCATTAGAGAAAGATGGTTGATACTGATCTTCATTATTAATAAACACAGTATTGCGTGTATCAAATGTTGTTGGAGATTTTTGTTGCAGTGTATTAATATTTACATAAATGTATTCTGGTACTTTTTGAGCACCCACACCAATGCCTGCTGCACTATAATTATAAGATTTGCTACTTTTTGCACCAAATCTAACTGATACTACTTGTCCAACTAATATTGTTTTAACAAAAGTAAGGCTTACTAAGTTATTAACAACACTTATACTCCAAATACCGCTGCGTTTATTAATTAAACTTGTGCCATTTGTTAATTCAGTATAACCTGGTATAATTGTATTATTTTGTATCCAACCATCATTTGTTAAATTTGGATAAACACCTACATAATTTTCTTGTGTACTGAAAATTACAGTTTTTCCGTTCCAATCGCCGCTTTGATCACCATCTAATCCACCAATAGCATTTATTTGTGCAATTGTTCTGCCATCTACATAATTGAATGGTATATCTATACCATAATCTACTATTGCTGTCGGTGTAATACTTGTAATAAATCCGGTGTCAAAAGTAGTATAAGATTTAGATGCAAAAGTTCCACCAAATGTAAGTGAAACAGCATTTGCATTTGCAAATGCAGTATTGGTCATTATAACTGAATTGCCTTGAATTGATTTAACATAAGTTGCTGATGGTATATATGCGCCACTTACTTTGTACCCGATTGCTATGTAAGAAGTGTTGCTAACATTTGAAATTACTGAACTTCCGCCTACTAAATTTCCACTTGTTGCCACTGGTATGTTGTAATTAGTATCGAGATTATTATCTAAGACATAACGATCTGCAACAAACGGAATTTGCTTAATATCTGCTGGCACTTTGTTGTTTAATTTATATAACACTTTTGCACCAGTTCCTGGTTTTAAATAAGCAAGAACGGCTGCTGTTTGATAACCCACCACTTTACCATTTGGTTGTATGCTTGTTTGCCATTGAGGAAGAGTATTAACATTTGTTTCACCAATAGCTACAACAATATCATTTATCATTAAGTCTAAATCATTTGGGTAAAGCGTAGTACCATCTTTAGTTGTAAAGCTACTCGCTGGTATCTTTCTTATTGTTACGCCACTTGCACTTGTAGAATATGTCTTTGTATCCTCTACAAGGTTTACATAGATAACATCATATATGGGATTGCCGTTTGTATCACTTGCAGTGGCATAACTATAATTTCCAAAATAAAATTTCTTATTATAATGACGTTTTTGCATAGCAGTTATATAAGCACTTGCTTGGTTTGATGTTAATCCATATCCAACTAATAATCTAATATCTTTTTGAACACCAAAATAAGAATCATTCGGTCGATATATATCTTCTGGGCTAAAGTAGTCAGTGTTTCCTAAAATAGTATCTAGTACTGTTCTTTTTTCTATACTTGGCAAACATGTTAGATATAAGTTATCATATGGAGCATAAGTGACACTATTGATTAATAATTTAAATGTTTTCTCTCCGCTAATTTTAGCACTATAATCTTTAGCAATTACAGTAAATGTATAAGTTTTGTCAAATGTTGTTATTGATGTGTAAAGCCCATTTGCTTTATTTGTTAAATCAAATGTAGTATTTCCCTCGTCTAAACTAAATGTTTGAAAACTGGTGCGTCCAACTATAGTGCCATCAGATACTAGTTCAAGTCCTTGCGGTAGTTTACTTTGCGTAGTCGCTAATGAATAATAAAGTGGGCGACCGCTTGGTGTAGTAGCATTTACACTTAATTGACTTACGCTGCCACCATCAATATATCCAAGGTTAGATGGAGTATTCCAAACTACTTCTAAATTTAACGCACCCAAAATTGTTAAAGTAAAAAGTCTAGGCGGACTTACTATACTATTATCTTGCGCATTCTTAACAGAGATTGCAAAGTTAAATGTTTGACTCACAGCAGTCTGTGGAGGAATATAACCTACCAACCAACCATTTTCATACAAACTTAAAAAGGTAGGAATACCAAGTGTGCTTTGATCAAATGATTGAGAATCCCAACCATCTACTGGGTCTATAACTGGGTAAAATTGAGTTGATGCGTCAAACCCTGTGCCTGCAGCGCCTACTGAACTATATATAATTCCAGTGTTGTCAAAATCAACTGCATTAAATTTAAATGCAAAATAATTGCCACTTGTAAATGTAGAATGGTCACCTAAATCAGTAGTAAGAAGTATTGGAGTTCTAGAATTTGTAATATCTGTAGTAAAGATTGCATTATCATCTGTGATGACTGCATTATCTGCTGTAACATCTGATTTATTATAAACAACAATAGCATATGTTCGTAAATCTACAGATTTTTTGTCACTAACTTCAATAGTAAATGTATAAACAATTCTATCAATTTTTGTATAATCACCAACCGTTCCTTGGTCCCATCCCAGAGTATCCCATCCTACATAAGTAGTATCCCAACCAGGTCCAGCTTGCAAATGTGTAGGTTCTAATACACCAGTAATTTTACCATCGCTGCTTAAACTTAAACCAGGCGGCAATTTTCCATTTAGTATACTAAACGTAAGTGCATCATAATTAAGGTCAATAGCACTTAGCTGTATACTTACTTGAGTACCATCAAAAAATTGACCTAATGCAGTATAGTTACTAGTTAATAATTGCGGTGGATAATTTCCAGTAATAGTAATAACAAAATTACGGTCAGTAAATAATCCTGCGCTGTTGGTTGCTCTAACTGTAAATTCGCTTGTTCTATCCTGATCAACAGCAAAAGGAACCCCATCAATCTGATATTGATCATTTGGATTACCTTTTATTTTTCCACTATTATCTACTTGCAAACCAGCAGGCAATTTTCCACTTATTAATTGATATGTGATATCACTGCCATCTGTAGCACCAGTTGGATCAACAGCCTGCAGATTTAGATCAAAAAACTGCAAGGCTTGAATCTTGCCTAGATTACCACTTGGTGTTGTCCATACTGGATATGCCATTGGACTTATCCTATTCTAATCCAGCGAGGTCCGCCTGGTAATGGTTGTGGTATAGGATTTCCATTGTAAGGTGCATATTTTACATAATGCCAACTATATGGGGTAGTTGGGCTTATGCTTGTTACGTTTCCACTTACACTGCTATCATTGGCAATAATGCGTAAACTGCCCACATTAATATTACTACTGATAGTTACTCTTGTTCCATCACTTAAATTTGCATTTGCTGGTAAGTATACGTTAGCAACCGCAACTGTTTGTCCAAGAGTATAATCAAGGATCAGGGTTGATACATTGCCATATAGTGTGGTAGTATTGCTTATCGTGTTTGCAAGGTTTGCAAAAGCATAACCATTTATGCTTATATAACCTAATAGGTAACTTGTACTGCTTACGCCATTTGCAGCAATATTTGCATTTGTATAATAAGTTGGCAGATAATTAGCCACGCTAGCATTACTATATAAACCTGTTAAATATTGCGAACTACCAATAAAATATGTTGCATAAACATTACTGGTAGTATTGACATTACCAGCATTAATGTTTCCGGTGTAAGATGGTAGATAAGCAGCCGCAGAAACATTGCTGTATAAACCTGTTAGAAGACTGCCATTACCAATGAAATAAGTTCCGCCAACATTACCGGTTGCTACAAGATTACCAGCAGTTAGATTGCCGCTGTATGTTGGCAAGTAACTTCCAATATAAGAGGATGCTTGGGTATTGCCATATATACCAGTTAGAGTGCTGCCATTGCCATAATGATATGCCGCAGTAACATTGCCTACTGCGGAAAGATTTGCAACAGTAACGTTGCTGTTAAATTTAGCAGTTCCAGTAACTTGTAATTTGTTTGTTGTGTCATCAGTTCCACCAATTACCCAACGGCTGCTGGTGATACGTCCTGCTTCATTAGCAGCCAATGTACCATCAGTGTGAAATACGATAGCTTTACCACTTGATTGGGTGCCAAGTGAAATATTACCACCATTTACGTATAGATAGCCATCGTGTGCAGTTCCAATTGTAAAGTTTGAATCACTATAATTATTACTATTGATACCTAGATCAATATAATTTGCAATATCAGTACCATCATTGGCAGTTGCTACAATATCAGCACTAGTAGAACCACCATTGCCAATGTTTTGAATATTAATTTGTGTATAATAACTAGAGTTATCAACAAAACTTGCAGTCAAATTAGCAGTAGGCAAAGTACCTTGTGGACCTACTATAAGATCATAAGTTGAAACTAGATTGCCAGCATATACATTTCCAGTATTTGCATAAAGATTGCTGCTTGCACTTATATTTGTAGCGTTGATATTGGCACCGCTATAGATATTACCTTTAATACCCATGCCGCCTTGTATAATAATCGCGCCTGTGCTACTGCTTGTGGCTGCAGTAGTATCATTTAACCAAACTTGTGTAGCAGCAGCGATAGCAAGGTCACCTGTACCATCGGCATTAATATTGATATTTGCATTAGTGCCTGCTGGTGTAATTATATTGCCTGTGGCACTAATTACTAAGTTTGCACCGCTACGCAAAGCCACGTTGCCTACAACGTTTAAGTTACTAACAAGAACATTTCCACTATAAGTCGTAAGATAGGCAGCAACATTTGTGTTACCATAGCTTGCTGCTCCAACTGCTAGACCACTAAGATAGTAGCCATTTCCTAAAACAAACTTGGTGCCGGTAGATAGATTTCCGCCACTAGTTATATTTCCGCTGACAGTAAGGTCTGTGCCATTAAAATTCTGAGCGTTGGCGGCAGTGCCAGCAGTAGCAGCATAAGTTGCTGTAGCAGCAACAGTTGCTGCACTTGCTGTACCAGTTAAGTTTCCTGTAAAGCCATAGATATTAGAATAAACTGCACCAGTAAACAGCGCATTATTTGCGCCAAGCGTAGAAAAATTAGTAAGTGGTGCTACTAAAATATTATTTACAACAACACTGCCAGTTCCACTTGCAGCAATATTAAGATTTGCATTATTATTTGTGGAAAGTGTTGTATTAATTGCAGAAATGTTTGAACCAGCAATATTTGAAAACAACTGACCAAAATTATTATTAATTTTATCAAATGCTGTTCTTATTGGGTCGCCGGTGCCATCATTTGCGCCAGCACCAATATTGATAACCTGTTGTACCATAAAAAACTCCTGCGTGATATTTAGCAGTAGTTTTTCTTATACACTAATTGATGTTCCGCATCCGCATGAACTTTTAGCCATTGGGTTTGATACAACCAACTGGCTGCTTACAAAATCGCTCTTATAATCGATTGTGCTTCCTAACAAATACATTAAACCACTACCATCTACAATAAGACTTTTGCCGTCACCTAGACTAATCATTTCATCAAGATGTGGTGTACCATTCTTGGCATACAATTCTTCATCAGCAGGTTCCCAAAAGTATTCAAAACCTGCACAACCGCCACCCTTAAGCCCAAATACCAAATATGGTTTATCCATATCAATGAGTACACGACGAATATGAGTTCTTGCTGCTTCTGTAATATTAACAACATTAATGCTCATTGTATTTCTACCCATTCTTTAAAACATGTATATATGCTGTACCTTTTTTCATTCATAGGATTAACAACTCCATGCTGTAATTTATGTTTATTAGCAAAACTAATATATCCACAATTTTTAGTGTAAGGAATAGTAAACTTTATTTTATTGTTATTGATAAAAGTAGTTCCGCCGTTTTCGTTAGAGGTTAGGTAAACTTGCATGGCAGCAACAAAATTGCCATTATCTATATGATAACCCATAGTAAATTGTGGATCATCTATCCAAAAAGTGCTACTTTGATCATGAATGTATCCTAATTTAATAACATTACTATAATCTACACTATGCAGTAAATCTTGCCACTTGCTGCTAGGTGGAAATCCATAACAACGGTATCTGCCATTAACATTTAAATTTTTCTCTTGTGGATATGAATCAAAATCTTCTTGCAAAAATTCATTTAAGAGCGATAGATTATAAACATTTTTAATTAAAAAAATATTATCAAATCCATCTATTGTTTCAATATCCATCATTTAAACCTATAAGTTATACGACCACGAGTTAAATCATAAGGGCTAATTTCCACACTTACACGATCATCTTGAATAATCTTAATTTTATTTTTACGAATATTGCCGCTTGTGTAAGCAAGAACAATGTTGTTCTCGATGTCTACTCGAAATACTCCATTCGGTAAAACCTCAACAATTTTTCCTTCGAATATTATTAATTCTTCTTTTGCCATTTACCTACTTATATTTAACCGACATAGAATCACCTGTATCTGGGTCAAACATTGTAAACGCATCCAAATCAGTAGGTGATGCTGGCATTACTGTTCCACTAGTAGTAGATGTAGTAACGGGATTTCTATACATAATATCTGTCAACTCTGCGATCTGTTCATCAGTCAATGTTACATTGGGTGTATATGGAGTTGTATTCAACCCCCAATTGCCATAGTTTCTGCCGCGCTCATAGGTATCTTTTGACCAATATGTGCCACGGTCTTTATTGACTGCATCTACTTTAAGTTGGTCTAATTCACGACGCATCTCTTGCAATTCCCAAAACATTTGTTCAAGTGGACCTCGTGCATTTATATTTTCTACTACCTTGCTCAACACAACGGCTTGCTTAAAAGCATCTAGTACAGTCGGATCACGTGATGCTAAAACTGCGTCTAATTCTCGCAATTGTTCTACTAAATTAGTTCGATCCATTGTCAAGCAAGTCCTTTCTGCGATAAAGTAGTGTTAACCCAGGTGCATAATACGCATTTTCAGCAATATGCCATGGGTCATTGTTTTGTAAGAAACTATTAAGACCAAACACAACACCAATTGGCTGTGCGCCATTGCCTAACTTAACGGTTGGATCAGGCTGATGCGCATGCTTGAATGTGTTATTAACAAAAATATAACGATTGACGCACTGTTCAAACTTTTGGCAAATAGTCATTACTACATTGCCTTCGGCAAACGCATCAACTATCAACATATCAGTTTGCGGAATGCTATCCAATTCAACGATCATCTTATTGTGAAATACAAATTGAATACCATAGAGATTAGCAAGTGCTTGATAATCGGCAATGCCTTCGGGAATTACATGGTCATATAGTGTAATACTCTTTGGCTTAGTGCTTAATGCGACAAGAGTAGAAAGACCGCTCCCAAAGCCAACAATAGTAATACTATCCACTCTCCGACACCAATCCATGAGACCCAAAAATTGTGGATTACTGCTAATATTTTGTGCGATGTTTTCATAAATTTCCTGCATGATTATAATTATACCTTGTTATGTTGCTTTGCTAAATTTAATAGTACCTGATACTGTTCCCATGCTTCCATGACAGTAGGATACTGCTCGCGAATCATTGCTTCAAAAAATGCGTTCTCTACAATGTCATGTGCGGCATTTTTTGTAGTCCAAATTTCTTCACGATCATTATTTGGTAACGTATTGATACGCACACGAATTTCTTTAAAACCTTCTTCATGGTTGTTCCATGGACGACGAGTGACGGTTTTGCCACCGTCTGGACTTTCATAAATCCAAGAGACCATTCTTAATTCCTAGAGTTTGTGGAGAGTGGTCAAGGTATGGGTTACCATCACGCCGCTCATAAAAATAAGCATCGCCATCATTAATGGTTATACTTAAATCGCTATGAAAAATATCATAATCGGTAAATTCGCCATCGCCATGATAGACACGGAATACCCATACTTCGCCAATTGGAAGTAGAACTCCGCTTACACCGTTTGCACTTGTTGGTTTCATTTATTGTTAATCTTTTCTTCAATCTCTAATGATTTAATATTATCACGGATTTGTAACCGCCGCTTTTTCAAGTCTGCAATCATCTTTTCTTCTTGTGCATCGGGAAATTGGTGCTTGCGTTCCAATTCATCAATCTGGTCATCAAGCAACTTATGGGTCATATGTAAGTGATTAATTTTCTTCATATATCTAATATAGATTATTAGTTAATGCATGTCAATAATTATTTGTATTTTTGCGCAGTGCTGCAGTCAATTGACTTGCGGGTATTTGATTCATTTTATAACCATCATAAACATGTTTTAAATACTTTTGAGAAGGTTGTCTGCGATCATCGGCATTTAATATCATAACATAGGTTAAGGCTTTGTAAAGTTTCCCTTTGTATAGAACTTCAATAATAGCATGATGATAATCTTTGCTATCGCCTTCGTAGTAGTCTAATCTTTTTAGACCTTCATTGCTCATTGCCCACAACACGCCATAAATTTTTTTACCATCTGCCGCCACCATATTAGTATAGTGATTTAGTTGTAACTGTTGGTTTGGAGCAATGGCACGACCAATGCGCTTAGCATCTGGCACACGTTTTTTTAATTCAGGAATGTTTGTGTTATGCCCGTAGGCAAAGTATAAAATGCGGTCAGCCATAAAAATATTTATAATAAAAAAGGGGAAGTAAAAACTTCCCCTTTGATATCGTTATGTTATATTAGTCATTACCTGGATCGCCCTTGCACTGTGTCTTCTTGGCAGCAGCAACTGCCTTAAAGTCTACTGCCCATAGAGCAGGTTTTGCCTTCTTGTCAGCGCCTGTAGGAAGTGGGAATACCAATCCACTTGCTGCTTCAACATCAGCCACACTAACCTGAACCTTAGTTAGGTCATTGCCCTGATTTTCAGCCTGTGGAAATAAGAATGCATAAACTTCCTTGGTCTGTGTATCAATAACAATCTTCCATAATTTGTTTGGAACTGTTACCTTGTTAGCACCGATTGTCTTATCCTTGCCAACAGTGTAAATGTTACCAGCATAGATGAGAAGTGTATGATTGCGTGAGAATGTCCAAGCACCTGTTGAACCTTCAAGCAACTTCCAGATACCACGATTAAGACCTGGCAACTGTGGTGACATGTTACTCATTAAGAATGATTCATATTCAACCTGTTGGTCCCATGACTGATGGGCATCATTGGCGATATGTCCTTGATCATAGCCACTAGCAGCATAATCACTTGGTGCACTACGCTTATCAGCAGGTAGCGCATTGTCAGCAACGAAAGCATTACTACGTGCTACGCAACCATTGACATGCTGTGGAGTAATTTCCCAAGCTGCCCATAGTGGTTCCTTAGCAGCATTATCATGCTGAACATAATAACCCTGACGACAGAGTGGTGTAGTATCGTGTTTTTGTGTATCAGTGATTTTGCCATAAGGCATGAACGCAGCACAGACAGCATCTGGCTGATTTGGACGTTGATTCCAAGCATGCGCAAGCGTTGGAACCATAAGTGCGACGAGAATTAGTAAAATTTTCTTCATTGAATTTTCCTTGGTTAGGTAAGGATATTTAGACAATAAAAAACACCGCAGAAAATAATCTACGGTGTTCTTATTTTATATCTTGTTAAGTTTTTATCACTCTACAATCAGCTAGTTATTTTTACATTTATTATTTTTAATTTATAAGCTAGTTTTCAAAGTTAGTTTTTACTACTGTCTATATTTTTAGCTAGTTATAGGTGTCATTCAGAGTGACCCTACATCTTTATTTATCACTCAACATTTGATGCCAATTTTATCTAGCATAGCAACAGCATCATCTACCTTGCCATTCTCAACTTCAAATTCAAGCATGTCAAGATAAATCAACATCATGTCGCTCTCGTCAAGTTCATCTACCCAAGCATAGCCATTTAATTCAGGATATGGCTGTGTCCAACTAAATTTAAGTGTAGGAAACTTTTTCTTTTCAGTCATCACCAGTTCTCATAATCAGTTACATCAAGTTTAGCGATTTGTTCGCCACGCTCGTCAATAGCAATGGCATCAACCGTTTGACCAATTCCATTGCCATTTGAAACGATAATCTTTACACTAGTGGCACTCATCAATAAATCGCTATCTAACCAATCTTTAATTTTGGTTAACTCAGCAACAAAAATATGAATGCCGCTCGTGTTTTTCTTTTTAGTCACGAGGAAGTTCTGCTACTTCTTTTACAAGAGCAACAAGTTCATCAACTGAACTCACGATGATCTTGGCAGTCTTCCAATCATCTTCACTATCACGACCACCAACTTCAATCATGAAACCGTTGTCGTACATGTTGATGGTATAATTGTCATTGACTTTCGCCAATTTATCACTAATCTTAGTCATTCTTTTCTCTCCTTTTTTAATTACTTAAAAACACACCATAGCGGTCCACCGTTTTTGTGACCATCACTAAAAGTAGTTTCGCCATAGGCTTCTTTTGTACGAACATTAAACGCCATCTTAAACCTGTTGCCAGTATCGCTTAACTCAACCACTGTTAGCCAAGGGTCTTCAAATGCACTGGCAGCACTGCGGAAACCTTTGGCATCCCACTGGATCATAGAAGTTCCGCCACTGCCTACAACAGTAAAGTGTTCGCCGCTTTGGAAATAGCAGGTAAGCGTAGCAGGTTGGTCGGCCAATACAGGTGTAGCAAGCAGCAATGCGGCTGCTAATATAATCTTTTTCATTTTAGTTTACTTTCTTACAAACTTGTTTACCATCTGCGCCCATGCGAGGCGTAAGTGAATAGCGATACAGATACTGACAGCCTGTTAGGTAATCGGTATAAACTTCCATATGGCTGTTTTCATGCGGACCATCGCTATCATCTCGTGGTTCATACGGCAGTGATGCCTGATAAATTGTCAGCACAAAAATTGCGGCGCAACACAACATATAAAAAGACCACCAAGACCACCACTTAGAATACTTCTTCATCACTTCACATCCTTTTGTTTAATATTACCCCATTGGTCTTGCAGTACATAGCGTGTGCCGTGTGGGGTAGTATTAGTACCCCAGACCAGAGGGTATGTGTGTATAATAGTCCACTGGCTGCGAGTGAATAGCAAATCCCATAACCAACGCAGCATTATGCAATGCTCCACTCATAATCATCAATGGTCATCACACTTTCATATCCATCATATTCATCAATACGATACTGCGTACCAGGTTCCAATTCACGGATGGCAAGTTTAGAAAAACCATCGTTGGCGTCCTTGCCCAATTCTTCTACAACCTGAACAAGGATGGGGTCGCCACGGTTTAATTCCCGTTCATCCCATACTGCCCAATGCTCTGGTTTAGGTTCGCCACGAATTTCCCAATAACGAGCAATTGCCGCTTTACTCAATCCAAATCCACCATAACAAGTATTATATACGATTTTTGTCATAACCCAACCTTATCCGCTTTCTCACGATCTATACTCATAATAACACTGCTGCCAATGTCTGTCAAGTTTTTATTTGGTGGAAAGAAGATGAAAGCATTTGGGTCGCTTACCTTTGTGCCGTTTAGCCGTATGCCGCCACTATCTATTAGGCGGTTAAACTCGCTCTTACTCGTAACAAGTTTAGCATCAACACCAACCTGTCCAAGATTGATGGCACGAGCATATTCTGCCAGTGGAACATATTGCCAATCTGTCAAGATTTCTTCCAACGATACTTTATCCATTACCAAATCCACCAAGCCAAAAACAAAAATCCTGCCCACTCGCCATTATGACTAACGCCAGAAGAATAAGCAGCACCAGCAATTAGCGCAACTATTACAATAGTTTTAAGTGTATCATAATTGCTGTTCATTATCCATTCCTCATTGCAGCCAACACATATTCTTCACTGGTCATATTAGCATAGGCTTGAATATGACCTAACCTAATTGCCTTTGTAATTATTCTTTCTTCTGCTTCGGTTAAGTGACCAGGATGCACTCTAATTTCAGCACGAGGCACAAGACGCAAACCATCAATAAACCTGAATTGTCTATGATTTGGACCTACACTAACAGTATCTGGTTTTTCAACAGTGATCACTTACAAATCTCGTTGATTTCGGCAACTGTGCGTGTGGTCTTGGCGTATTCCATCTTACAACTGCTCTTCTGCCAACTATCAACACCTGCACCAACCATCATAGCCACAACTGCTACGGCTACCATAATAAAATACCATTTATATTCTGCTTCAAACATTTATATTCTCCTCACTGCATTTTGGACACAACAGTGTGCGTGTCATTTCTTTTACATCTGGACTTTCAAATCTTGAGTATGCATCCCATACTGGTTCCATCTTATAATAAGAATAGTGCCAACCACGCAATTGTTCTTTACGCTTGGCACTGCGATTGTCAATATTATCAGCCAAATTATCTTTATCGTTTTCCTCATGCACATGTTCTTCAACATGACCACATGCATCACAGGTAAGCGTGATATGATATGTTTTAACTGTGAAGGTATCTAAACCCATTAGTAGGTCTCTACTTCTTTCAACAACCGCTGACAGCGTTTACGCCAATCATCACGCTGCTGTTGTGCCTTTTCATAACTCAATTCATACGAGTCATTGGCAATAAACCATACCAAATCACGATACTGCTCTAACTTGGCAATCTTTTCACGGATTGCTGAAATTTTTTCTTCCATCATTCAACTCCAAAATATTTCTTTATATCATCACGAATCTTTTGAGCAGTGCCATCAATCGTAGCATGAGCATCACACCATTCCATACATTCACGCACAATTAGTTCAGCAAACTTCTCAACATCTTCTTGTTCGGCATTGCCACTAATGAAGTAGTGCCTTGGTGTTTCATGATCTACATAGTTCAACAGACCAGCATCTAGCGCAAGTTCTTTAATTCGTTCATTCATCGTGCTTTTCCCAACACTCATTCGCATCGTCCCAATGACGATCATCATATAATTTAACACTAACATAAAACCATAAGATTGTCAAGTCAAATTCTGGACCAGCATGATCACGACCAAACCACCAAGTGTCAAGATTGATACTAAAAAATTCATCTAAACCACTCCAAAATGAAACTTGTATTTCCAAGTTTTTATGTTTGGTAATGCGATAATTTCGTAAAAACTTATCACGAGTAAATACCCAAGATTTGGCAAATGGATTGCCTATACGTAAATGAAATCCTATCATCCTGCCCACCGCATTAAAAATAATACATACGCTGACTTATCAAAGAAGTAGATGGTCTCCCAGCCATAGTAGCCATAGGTGTGTGCGATCAGGGTCTGCTTACACCATGACAGTATCTCATCCATTGGAGCAACACCATTATACTGCCACTCTGTTTTTGGTAGATTATCTGCGATCACGCCCATAGCATCATCCCCACCTCATTACAAAATGTGTTAAATCTTCTGCTCGCTTAAACTTAAAAACAAACACCGTTGGCTCTACACTTATTAGTGTAATATTATTTGCTACAATATCGTTACATTCTACCCATACTGTTTTTTCAAAATTGTCAATATTTTCTACAACCCAAAGACGTATTTCTTCATATAATTCTTTAACCGTGGATGCGTGAGCGCCCTCAACAATTGTAACATTAGCCTGATGTTTATACCTGTAATTGGTATACTTGGAAAGAAACCACCATTTGTATATTTTTAATTTATTACGCCAATTACCCTCATGAATATCAAATGCTCCTGCAATCATAGCACACACAACGTAGCATGCGACCATGATTGCAGCAAATGTGATAACCGATGTTATTTCAATTACCAACATTAGGCATCGCCCTCAAAGTGATAAGTCCAACGGAATGAACCCCATAGTGAGCGGGCTTCATCTACCTTGGTCTGGCTACCAAGATGCTTGCGGATTAAGTCCAACACCATCTTGCGAGTATCCTTACCATCAAACTTACCAAACACAATGCCAGGTGCGAACTGGTCTTGTGCCTTGATAGTAGGCATCCACTCTAACGCATAACGCTTACGGTCAAGACCATGAGCAACAACCGTGTCGTAGTATTGGTCATATGACTTGATGACTTGGGCAACACCAATCCAAAAGTCAGTTTCAAATTCTTCAACACGCTTGCGGTCATCATCTAACATGAACGCCTTAGCATCATCCATCTTTTCTTCAACAAGAAGTTCAATAATGTTCTTCTCGTGAAGCAGATTGTCCTTAGTCTTGTGAATACGCAGGTACCACTCACCCTTGCACTTGACCATGTGACCATCGTCAAAGCGAACGATGTAACCTTCAATGCCTTCGGCATCACGAGTTTCATCCATAAGGTGTGCCATAGATTGTGCAGAACCTTCATAGGTCTTTACAACTTCTATGTCATACATCTCGCCATATTCTTGCAACCAACGAAGGCTGAAATACTTGCCGCTAATAGTGTTACGAGCAGCAATCAGCACAAGACGATCTTCTGGATAATCAACCACAATGCGTTGCTTGCGTGAGCACCATTCAAAGATAGGAGTAAAGCCCAAGTTATCCATGACCATACGAGCAAACTGCTCATACTGTGAATGACGAGCAACGAACTCTTCTGCTTGCATAGAGACTTCGGTAAGACCCATCTTGGTTCCCCAACGGATGCTACCATCGGGCATAGAGACAGGCGTTATCATAGAGCCGTCTAACTTCTCTAAGATAACATGCGGCTGTGAAAAGTCAATCGCACCAAACTGCGTTTCATCACGCTCACCGATGTTGAAGAACTTATGCAGACGACGAGCCATGATAGAGCCATCCTTGTGAAACAGCATACCACGACACTCACGACGAATTGCATCCAACTCTGATTCAACAGGCGGAAAGGTATCGGTCATTGATACCATGTAATTGACTACATAGCCCCAATCACGCTCAGCAATGATAAATTCATCACGACCCGCAATAGCAGGACGAACCTGATCAAGGTGAGTGATACGGGGAAATTCGTAGTGCATGGTCCTACTCCTGTTTATAACTTAATATAACACAGATATAGGGGTTGTCAAGCAATTTCTTTATAGGCTTTTCCGACCTGATTTGTGGTAATTCCAGCGTGTTTATACCCATTTACTATGGTTGTAACATAGGAATCACTAGGGCGGCGGTCTCTGACTGCCCATTCACGGGTAGATGGGGTCATATAATATACCCATGCTTCATACTTTTCACCGCCCACAAAGATTGGGACAATCTTCCTACCATACATATTAGGGTAGCTTTCAATATGATCAAGATAGCGCAGCATGGCTTCATCTGGAAGTTCCCATAGGACACCATCAACATGCGAGCCAGCGGTTTCTATAACATCAGCAAATTTATAAAATTCAAATTTATAATTTTGTAACTGCCCACGCCCAATAAACTTAGCATCACTCATAATACCAGGATCGGTTAACATGCCGTATGCAAAATAGTAGATTGGCTGACCACCAGCTTCTAGGATGATTTCGTTCATTTTCATGCTCTTTTATTTATTGGCTATGTTGCTCAAATCTGCAAGTGATGTTACGGTGCTATCTCGTTTACATAACTCAATATACTCATTCTTATCACCGCTCCACTCTACACCATTCCACCATTGGAATCCATTTAAATGTGCTTTATAGATACTACTTTTTTCATAACCACTGCCAATATACAGATGTTGCAACCCTAATGATTGTGCATATTGAACTTCGTGATGCAACATCTCTGCGCCAAATTCCCACTGCACATGTACTACATAAGCATTGAACTGACTTTCTAATCCGCCATTATATTTTACAAACTTAGTAAATCCACGTAAGTTATCTGGAAAAGTGCATCCACGCCAATAATATTCCATCCATAGGTCACGTTCACTAATCACAAATGGATCATATAGGGGTTCAAATTTTTTATCATAAAGATACTTTTCCCACACTCTTTTATATTCTTCTGTTGGCGTATCTATAAATTTTAATTCATAGTTATAAACAGTTTGCAGATACTTCCAATCTTTTAACACAATGCGAGTGCTGCGTGACTGATACCATTCGCCATTATATAATAGCCAACCATTCTCCAATGCTTGCGCTTCTTCGTGTGGTTCACACTGTAAATTAGCATGATATAGCTGTAAATTATGTTTTTCTTGACTGCCATAATAGTGGCTATAAGTAATCTTCATATGGTTAATTATATAGATTTAGATGCGGCAAAGCAAGATTTAAGTGATTGGATTATCAATTTCCTTGATGTTCCGCAAAAAAACTTAAATGATATTGCTCCTTGTCCTTTTGCAAAAGCAGCACTCTTAAACAACAAAATTCGTTTTGTTTTAGGCAGTGAAAGTGTAGTGCAAGATATGTTAATGTTCAATGCAAATTGGGATAACAAATATGAAGGCGTTGTATTAATATATCCTAGCGATATAAATGTTGAAAAGTTTGCACAAAGCGTTGATTATGTAAATGAATATTACTACCAACACAGTGGACTATTAGCACTAGAAGACCATCCACAAGTTAAAGAAAATATCGCTGGTTTACATTTTAACAATCATAAATATGCCATCGTAATTATTCAACAAGCAGAAAAATTACGGAAAGCAAGCCAAATGTTATCTATTCGTGGATACTACAAAAACTGGACAAAAAGTGATTTAGATGCAGTAGTTGGATGGAGATGGTAATGTATAATGTATACCAGCATTGGGACAAATTAAAAACATGTATCGTTGGTCGTTCTTATCCACCGCAATTTTATAGTTATATTACAAATCCACGCATTAGAAATGTAATGGAAAGAATTGCAAGCGAAACAGAAGAAGATTATCAAAAACTTATAGCATTACTAAAAAGTTTTGATGTAAAAATTTGGCGACCACGAATTGCAGATTCAATAGAATATTATAGAAAACCAGATGGTTCATATCACTCACCGCCAATGACGCCTCGTGATTATACTGCAATGATTGGTAATCGATTTTATTTTGATCAAACAAGTATACACAAAGCAAGTTATTTGCAATCTATCAAAAATATTAAGAGCGCAGGCAATGAAATTTATTTTACTGAGCATCAAGCCATAAACTCTGCATCAATTTCACGAATTGGTAAAGATTTATATTTTGGAACTGAACCCAATGAGTCAATAGAAAATGTTGCAGCTAGGATGAAATTATTTCCAGATTATCGCTGTCATGTAGTTAATACCGAAGGTCATTTAGATGGATGTTTTTGTCCTATTGTGCCAGGTTTAATCGTAAGTTTTTATGATATTCAAGATTATGCAAAAAATTTTCCTGATTGGGAAGTAATTTATCAACCTAATGAAAATTGGGAAAGGGTAGAGCCATTTATAGAATTAAAAGAAAAAAACCGTGGAAAATGGTGGGTGCCTGGCGAAGAATTAAATGATGAATTTACTGAATTTGTAGAAAGTAAATTAAGCGATTGGGTTGGACAAATTGACGAAACTGTCTTTGATCTCAATATGCTTGTAATCGACAAAAAAAATGTAGTATGTGTTAATTATAACAAAGAAATGTTTGATGTATTTGATAGATATGGAATTACTGCTCATGTTGTTAATTTTAGACACCGTTATTTTTGGGACGGTGGATTGCATTGTATTACAAGTGATATAGATCGTGAAGGCGTTATGGAAGATTATTTTCCAGAACGAGAATAATTGGCGATCACGGATGGACTCGAACCATCAACCTGCAGCTTAGAAGGCTGCTGCACTATCCGGTTGTGCTACGTGACCACTGGTGGTTCAAAGATATCACGAAGAATACTTTCCGTCAAATCGCTTGTAAGGTAATTATAATCACACTTATAAGTAGGGCTATCAGTTAAACGACGCGGAATAGGGTGATGCACAATACGAACGCTTGTATCATGTGGAATTTTACTTACTGCAGCTTGATGATCTTGATAAAGTACCATAGCAAGAGGTCGTTTAAAATTATAAATCTTCGCTAGATTACTTGCACGACTTACAATATACTGACTATAACCTGTTTTTAGATGTGCATCTGCATAAGGGCTATCTGCAGCAATTTCACGCTCAGTTATGATTTTAACTTGCGGAAAGTTCTCTAAAATTTTGATACACTGCATATCTTCAACAAGAAAAAGAACTTTCATCTAATACCCTTAAAAAATGGCGGACAGGGTGGGATTCGAACCCACGGAACCTTGCGGTTCGCTCAGTTAGCAACCGAGTGCTTTCGGCCTCTCAGCCACCTGTCCGTATATAAGAATGGTAGGCAATGACAGAATCGAACTGCCGTAGCCGCTGTGTAAAAGCGGAGTTTTACCATTAAACTAATCGCCCAATTTCTTATTATCTTAATATACTTATATTATTCGTTTTTGTCAAGTGTTATTTTCAAAAAATTCTACTAACCAGGGAAAAAGTGGGCGATAATCTGTATTACGTCTGCGGTCAATTTCTTGCAAATAACGTTTTAAATTAGCAACACTTTCAAGATTAATTTCTGATGCAGATATTTGTTTAAAAATGCCTGTTAGATAATCTAACATAGAGGCATCAAACCAGTCAGTGTTTGGCATTAATCTTAAAATTTTGTCAAAGTCTTCATCAAAGAATCCACGACCAAATATATCACAACGCATATATGCAGGATCAGTTACTGACATAAAGCATAGGTAAACTCGTCTGATATTATTCCATTCAGCAACTTTTTCAAGTAGTTCTGGCATATACTTAATACTTAAACCGCATACTGCATGGTTGATTTGCAATCTTATCCATTTAAATTGCAGTAGCTTTTCAAAGTTTCGCTGCCATTGTGCCAAATCTAAACCAGTGCGAATATATTCTGCATGCGGACCCCAACAGTCTAAACTTGCAGTAATTTGCAACCCTTTAAGTTTACGTTTTGAAATTAATTGTTTAAATCGCTCAATATAATAATCCATGCGTTTATCATCGACCATTAAATTAGTAATAATTACAAATTCACATTCGGGATTAGGATACTCTTCGAAATGATCAAGACAATTTATAAATTCAGGTTGAAAAAATGGTTCACCGCCTAAAATATGAAACTTGCGCAATTCATGACTATTCTCTCGCATCCATTCCCAGAATAGCACAACCATACGATCATAATTTTTATTGTTTTCCCATTCATGGTCCCAATTTAGCGAATTAGTATTATCAAATGCGCCATATTTTTTATATTCGCTTTCCCACTTTGTACTAAAATGTGGTCCACAGTAAAGACAACTTAAATTGCAAGTATTGTTAAAATAAACTTCTAATATACGAGGTATTACATGTGTAGCCGTTGGATTTGTTTCTAACTCGCTTGGTGTTATATTCTTAAAATTTAAATGATGTTGGCGGTCACTTGTACCGCCCGCATCTTCTATTTTAAAACAATAATCACATCCGCCTACTGGACGTTCTCCACGTAGCATTTTAGTGCGATCTTCAATCTTTTTTGGAAGATTGTGAAAATCTTTAAAATTTTCTAAGGTAAGCGGTAGCTGATCAACTCGATGACAACTGCTTGTCATCGAACGACTTAGCATAATAGTACTCCATGACCACTTAAGCAAACATGCAGTCGAGGTCTTAATTGGAAATTCTGTCAATGCATCAATTACCTAAAACTTCGGTAGCCTTTTTGTAAAGTGCTTCACGTTCTTCGAGACCAATTGTGCCGCCATTAATAATCTTAGTAGCCTTTACACAATCGCCAGCATCAGCAGCTTCATTGCAACCATTTTCTTGAAAGAACCAAGCAGCCGAACGAGCAGCACCTTCTGGTGTTGATAGATAATCACTGTCATTTACTAGGTCTTTGCCTAATGCTTCGCCGCAACGAGTATAGTTGCTTTTGCCAGTTAATTGAATTAAACCACGACCACGGAAACGATAACCATCGCCACTTGCTTCATCACCATTGCCCATGCGTGATGCATAAACACGATTAGCAATCTTCTCTGGTTGCTTTGCAAAGTCGTTTGGATCAACATCGTGAAAGTACTTTGGAAATACTTTTACGAGTGTTTCTGCCTTGTAGTTAAGGTTTTCACTTACGGCACTAAACATGCCACTTTCGTGACCACACTGTGCTAGGAACATTGCCTCACGAGCAGTGGTATTGATTTCAAATTCATGCATTGCTTCATTAAGCGCATCCACAAATTTGTCTAAATTTTCTTCTTTTGCGCCGTGAAAGATTTCTTTGAGTTGGTCAATGCTTGCCATTTTAAATTTTCCTTTTGGGTTATACTACTATTTACCATTACCAATATGACACCTAAATAACTATATGTGTGTAGTAATCGCCAAATATTTTAGTGGAACTGGTTGGGTTGGGGTTAAAAATCGTGACCGCAATTATGTACCTGACCTTTCATTCCGTAAAAAACAAAATAAAAATACAGAAACTCTTTATTTTTGGGACGATATCACTCAGTATTGTGAAGGCATGAATGATAGTGGCATATGTGTTTTATCTGCATCACTTATGGTGTTAGATGATGAAAAAGAAATCACTGTTCGCACTAAGACACCAAGTAAAGATGGTGTTAAAATTAAGAAAGCACTTAAACTTACTGATATTAAAGCAGTATGCATGAGTCTTATTAAACAAAAATTGCCTGGTTGCACACTTATTTTTAATCGCGAAGATTGTTATCTACTAGAAGGTGCATGGGCACCAGGCGGCTATGAAGACAAAGATTACAAATACAAGATTGAAAAGATTGAACGTGACCAAACTGTTGCCAGAACCAATCATGGTGTATGGTTAAAGTGGGCAGGTTATCAATATGGCGCAGATGATGCTGAAAGCATGAGTGCTATTTCAAGTCGCAGTCGTTTGTTAATTGCGCAACATGTTGCAGATAATGCCGAAACGCCAGCACAACTCATAGACTGGTTGACTAAAAAGTATGTTGATAACTGGCAGCTAAACGCTATGCGATTAGCAGATGAAAAGAAAATGATGCGCACAACTGCACAACTTATGCTAGTGCCAAAAGACCTAACAATGTTTGTGCGTCCTATTCAAAGCAATATTAAGTTTAACTTCTGGAAACTTAATGGTGCAAAGGATAACAAGATGTGGGTTGAATTGCTAACTAATCGTGTGCTGCACACTGGTGAAGATGATCCAAGTATTCCAAGCAATCTATCACACATCGAAGATTAAACTGGATGATGGGCTAAACCCCAATCATGGTTTTTCCAATACACGCCAAACAACACAGCATCTTCGCTGTTATAAAACATCCACTGACTAGTCCAACCATGCTGTTCATTAGCATAAGGCCATTGATTACACGTAAACTTAATACTATTTTCCTCACACCATTTATACATCTTGTCAATCCAAAATGACTTAGCATAAGCGGCATGAGCAGCGGGCAGTGTAATATCAATTTTATAAGTTTCAGTCATTGCAAAAATTCTATAAACTTTCTTTCTACATACCAATCGCGATACAACTCTAACGCATCTTCTAATTGTATAGGTAATCGTAAATGATTGCAAATTTTTTCATATTCAGCAATAAATGTTTTTTCACCTAAAATAAAATTGTCAAAGTTAATTACAAATGGATTATTTTCTTTAATAAACTTTTCATCTAATTCGTTTTCTCCATCACCTAATACAGGAAAATTATTATTATTCAATTTAAATTTATCTATTACATGTTCTAAATTTGAACTAAGATGAATGTGTAGAAAATTTACTTTTTTCATTTTATTTTGAATTTTAAAGATTGGCTGTTGAACAAAGTAGTTATAATATTCAATAGGATGAAAAGAAACTATCCACGATTTGTAATCTGAATCTTTGTAAAAATTTCTAATATGATGATTTTTAAGAACAGTTACTGGTCGTGTATCATGGTGGTTTTTCCAATTTCCATATTTTTTTTGCAAATTACGAAATGTGAATATTTCTTTGCGACTTGCATTTTCATTATCTTTCAACATATATGGACAATAGGTTGAACCATGCAGTGATAAAATGCTGGAAATAAAATGACCACCATATCCTGGTTTGTATACTATAACAGTTAATTCTTTATCTTGCATCTTAATACCTATGATTGGTGTCCGCAGTCAGATTCGAACTGACAACACAGAGATTTTAAGTCTCTTGACTCTACCTGTTGGTCTATGCGGACATTGTTGGTGGGCCGGATAGGACTCGAACCTATGATCAGACCGTTATGAGCGGTCGGCTTTAGCCGCTAAGCTACCAGCCCCTTTGTTAAACTGTGCCATACCATTCGCTATGACGTTTCTTATAATCCCAATATGGTTTTAGTATCTCATACCATTCAGGAAATGTCAAGGAAAAATTTTGATTTCTAATTTTATCCAGTTGTTCTGTTTCTAAACAAAACTTTGGCCAGTAGAATTCACAACCAGGCACAAGACTATTCATAAAATTTATAATAGGATTAAGATACGGTTTAGATTTAAATTTATCAATCACTGCTTGCTTTACCATTTTTGGCAAGTGACGTATATCATAGTGATCTGGATCATATACAAAATTTGTAAATCCAGCATGTATATTTAATTCTCTTTCGATTCCCTCTACTGTCTTATCAACATCCCATAAATTAAGTACGCCAATAGTTACTGATACATAAACTTTCATATTTTCTGTAACATTTACATAACTGATAAATCGCTTAGCATTTTCTATAACAGTATTAAAATCACTCTTGTGGCGTACATAATTAAATTGTTCTGGAATATAAGAATCTATGCTAAGCCCAATATTAACTGACTTGAATTGTTGCAAGATATCCATATATTCTGGTTTCCAATGAGTGCCATTGGTATGCAGTTGTAGTGATATATTTTTGCTGTATCCTGTGGTTACTGCTTCATTTAAACTTTTCCATAAACCTGGCACCATCCATGGTTCGCCACCATAAATGTCTACGAATTGTAATTTTTTGTACCAATCACTAATTACTGGCCAAAAGTTAGGATTGCCTATGTTGAAACTATCTTTGATTGTTTCAAANTTTTTGATATAATCTTTAAACGAAACTTTTTTATCCGTGAACAATGCATAGGCATCATGATACCAGCTAGTGCTAGTAGCTGGATTGCAATAACGGCAAGCACTATTACACGCATTACCTGGTTTAACCACAAGAACAAGTGGTTGATTTGGATCAGGTTCAAGATCGCCAAAGGCTTCATTAAAAAGTTGACGTGGTGATAAATTTCCAGTATCTTCTCGTTCCCAACAATCACTGCATGTAGGATTACGGATGCCGTTATCTAAATCACGTGCAAGATTACTGCGGTCTTCGGCTTTCCAAAATTTATCAATACTGTGGTTATCAATTGTATTGCCATCTCTTTCAACACGCAAACTTTGTTTGCTAATATTACATACACAGATATCACCATTATTTTGAATAGCAAGCCCAATATGCGGCATTACACAAAAAGTACTAGATTTATTCATTAATTACCTCAAATAAATTATTACCAAATTTTTCTACATTGCCAAATAGATAATCATATTTCAAGCTATCGGCACAAACAATATTTCTATCAACTATATATCGCAAATCTTCACGACCACACAATAAACGATCTTGACATAGTTTAACATTATCTTGCATAATGTCTACACCATAAATTGTAGAAAGTGCTGTCTCAAACGGTATATTGTTTTCAAGTTTACGAATAAGAACTTCACTTAAGAATTGCCCATCACCACATGCAGGATCACAGAATGTTTTAGTTGGATCACTGAATAATTCTTGTGGCAATGTATCTAATATTTGTTGTACCAATGGAGTTGGAGTAAAGACTTCGCCTGTTGCTTTTACTCGCAATCTGTCGCGCTCTACTCCACTCATATATGTTCTTTCTCTAACATGCTTTATAACATGCTGAATCATCATATTATCTGTCATATAATGGTACAATAACCTTCTTAATTTCTAGAACTTCATCATCTGTTAAATCTAACATTTTGTACAAATATTCATCAGAATATTTCTTATCAAAGTTTACGAGAGGCACTAACGCAAATTCTTTGTTTTTTGTATTCTGTGAGAATTTAAGCAATGCTAAACCAAAACGAGCCACATAAGATTCTAGGTAATCATATACAAACTCAACATTCTTTTCATTTTCAATAGAAACACCAAAATCTGTATCTTTACCAGCACCATAATCTTCACGATTGTTCCTTAGTGGAATAAACGTATAAAAATCATCATCGGTTGGACGAGTGCCACGAATTTTACCTAGCAAAGCCTTGAGCGTTCCTACTTCTTTCGAAATGACATCTTCTAAAGAACCATGCTTTTCAACATATTTTTCATATTTTGTGCGAATTTTTGCATAAACAACAGGTTCAATTTGTGTCATTGAAATATCTTCAAGCGGCACATCTTTATAAACATTACCATTTTTATAGGTAATACTTTCTATATTTTTTGTCTTGCTTGGTGTTTTTTCAAGAACAGTGATTGACAAATCATTCTGAATGCCAGCATTTTCAAAAACTTCTGGATTTTCAATAAACACTGAGCATACATTATTCTGTATGTTATCAATCATGATTTTTACAGCATCTTTTTGACGGTCTTTTTTATTAAAATAAGTGGTAGCAGGTTGAATAAATGCCAACACTCCGCCATCTTTTAATAAATCATATGATTTATTAAAAAATTGTTGATGCAATGCCGCCCGCCCATTATATGGTGGATTTCCTAAAATAACATCAAATTTATTCATACCATAATCTTCCATAAAATTTTTGTTTGTAATGTTTGCTAGCGGTATACCAAGATTCAAATTCTTGTTTACTGCATGAAAAAAAGAAACCATAGATAAATCAATGTCATTATAATAAATGTTTTTTGGATCAATATCAATATCTAATAATTTAGCTTCTTGGATAAACCAAATTAATAATCCGCCACGGCCACCGCATGGGTCAAATATTGAGATACTCTTCCCCTTTTCAATTTTTGACAAAACATTTTTAGCAATGCGTTTCATCACACTGTTAGGTTCTGGTACAAATCCATCATTGGTGCGATAAATTTCATCTGTAAATTCTTCAAGGACAAATTCAATATTGTCACGGTAATCATTGAATTTTTGAATCCAACGGTTTGTAAACCGCACGTCAATTTGACCTTCTTGCATAACTTCTGGAAAATATTCAACGCCGTTTCCAATAATATTAAGAACTTCCTTATTATCCGTTTCTATGGCATCATTGACCAATGCAACACACTGAGCAACAGTTTGTGTATTATAGATAAATGCCAAATAACGACATTTTGCAATGAATAACAACTTCATGTTATTCCAATTTTGATCGGCATTCTTACTCTTATCAAACGGCAATCCTAGCTGTTCAAAAACTTGGTTGCCCTTATCTTTTGCGTCACCATTACCATTTTTTGTAATGTTGATACGCTTGCTTTCAGTAGAAACTTTATTATTAAAGAATAAATCAAATCCTTCATAAGCCGATGTAAACTTATTGCATTGGTTAATACCGTAGTTTCCACGAGCATTGAGTTCTTCAAGAATTGATGAAAATTCAGGAATATCTAGACGAACCCACTTGCCGTTTCTAGCAGTAAAGAAATTATAATTAGCTAGAATTGATTGAATGATTTCTCTAGCACTAAAATCTTCATTACGCTCTAGTGAAATCTTTTCTTCAATAGTAACCATGATATTCATTGATGCTTCTAGGTCACCAATAAACACACCACAATTAGTTTTGCCTTTATACTTACGACCAATGCGACCAGTTGCTTGTTCAAAGAACTTTACACTATCGCCTAATCTACGCAAGAATACAAAGCTGCCTAATTCAGGAATATTTGCGCCTGTGCAATCCTTATTACAGGTCAATGTTAATGTACGACCTGCTGCATGGGCAATATCATCTTTGCGATCACCCAAGTCATCACTATATGCCTCAAAGACATCGCCTTCAAAGATGCCATGTGTGACCAATAAATTTCTTAGGGCTTTGATATAAACTTGTGCACTTACATTATCTTTGCCGATTGGCAAGGCAACCATAATATGCTGCTTTGCTTTTTCACACAAATCTTTGGCATTATAGATGCTTAATGGATCGCCATTTTCATCAAATTCTGATGAACCAAACATGCGCTTGAACAGCCAAAGAATTGACTTTTCATAAAGAAACTTTCCAGTCAATAAATCATACGTGAAAAATTTATTCCATGTAAGTCCATTGGCATCATCAGTCCAATTTGGGTCTGTTTTAAGTTTTTCAATGATTTCTTTAACGTCAATTCCATAAAAGTTAAAGTCAGGATATTCCCTAAAATCGCTGTTTGGATTTGTGCGCTTATCACGGTAAACATCGTTTCGTGTAAACAACGCACGTTCAGTGACATCAAAATATTCAGCCGCAGCATTGCCATAGATAAAATCATATGGTGTGCCAGTTACGAACAACTTGAAACATTTTTTGCCAAATGTATCGTTGAGTTTTTGCCACATCTTATTGTCAGCATTGCCCAACATCTGATGTGCTTCGCCAATACTCAATGTGCCAATACGCTTTTCTAAACCAGCATAGCGTGAATTGATAAGATCAGATTTTTGTGCTAGATCATGATAGCTACCAAATAGCACAGGCACAATATTTTCGGCGTGTGTCTTTGGAATATTATCGACGCAATCGACGAGTTTTGCACGAGTATTAATCATGTGCATAGCAGCAGGACTGCAATCTTTCTTATAGCTATCATACCATTGCTTGGTAATATAAACAGCAATTCTGCTATAATCAATATATCCATAACCAGCAACATTCATGCCTGAAACTGTTGCAAGTTCGTTCATAAGTTCGCTAATAGTGCTAGGGATAGTTGCTACAGCAACATTAAGTTTCTTTTTGCCGTGCTTCTTAACATCATGCAGGTGGATCAATAGCGCAAGTGTAGAAGTTTCCTTGCCTGCACCAGTCGCAGCAGCAAGCAAAAACTTATCAATATTTTCACTTGTTTTGATAAAGCTTTCGACAAGATACTGACGTGCAGTATAATTTTTTAGGGGAACTTTTGTAGAACCGCTCAAGATAGCTTGATGAGCCAAATCCCATTCATAAGATAGATTTGCTCTCCAATTTGGATTATCAAGCAATTCTTTCGGAATTGGATGAACTTCTAAACTCTGTTGTCCACGAAAGTTTAGTTTGCGAACACGTTTTAATGGCATCAATGAACGAATTGCGTTGTCATAACCTTTGCGAACTTGTTCATCAGTTAATGTAGGATCATATTGTGGATCACGACGAATTGCATCCGCAGTCATATCCCATACGCCAAGAATATCATCTTCGCGAACAAGACCACGGGCTTTACCCGTGGTCTGGCTAGCTGCATAATCTAGTGCTTCTTCAAGCGTAGCACAACGATGATCGCCATCCTTGACATAAAGGTTTCCTTCCGTATCAGATACAATTATTGCATACTTCCACAGACGATTATTGGCGTTTATCGCAAACAAGCTAGTAGACATATTACTTTGCTTTCTTTTGTGATTGCTTGAACATTTTATACAAACCAAGTTCACGACCGAACGCTTCGATCTCCCATGGTGCATCCCAATAGTTCATATCTTCTGGATAATATTTTCCGTCAAAGCGATACATACGCTTGCGGTCGTTGAACCCAAAATCGTCACACGCATGTTGCTTGACATGGACCATCTCATGGGCGAGCGATATTAATACAGTGCGCTCGCCCAAGTCAGCATCAACCGTGATAGTAAATTCGTCACCATCATCGTTCACACAATCGGCTTGGTTACCTTGACCTTTAAGGTAACCCTTTTCAAAGTCAAGATATACGTCAATATCATCATGGTCTGCCATGAGATAATCGGCATAAAATGCCATAGCAGCCCGTACCGTTTTGGTAGAGACTTTGGATAGCTTGCCAGAAATCGTAAGATACATGTGAACCTCTCCATTGCTTATACTCTTAATATAGCACGGATTTAGGGCTTGTCAAGCCTTTTGATTCAGTCGACGCTCTTCTGCCATGTCTTCCAGTGCCATCTTCAGCACCATCTCAGCAGTCTCTTCCTGCATGCCTATGTCGACGTACCGAGCGATCAGATCGCTGAGATCGGCATAGAAATCTTCAGCGTAGGGAGTTTCAGTGAAGTCCATGCTAGTCTCCTCATTTCCTATATTGCTATAATAGCACCATTTTGGATTCTGCCAACCGAAATTTTGTAACGATCTAGTTAACAATCCTCACAAGATCATATTCAACCACGACAGCGTTAGTCCAGAGATCATGTTCCTTCTTGCGCCATGCCATCTTAGGATCGGTGAAATCGTATCCGTTACGGTTCTTGGAATGAGAACGGATCTCAAGCTCTGCTTTTTCACGATTCCTGAAAATGGCGCCAGCATCTTCATCCTTGCCAAAGGTTTCAGAGACTCGTTGTCCAACATACCAACGGTTTCCAGAACGGATCCTATAAAGCTTCATAGCTAACCTCTCGTAATACAATAATAGTGTTCATCGATTATCTCCTATGTAGATATTTAATATCTATAATATGACAATTAAATTAAAATGTCAAATTATTTGTAACTTGTGGTACTAGTGTCATTCTGCATTGATGCTGAGCCAAGCCTGGCGTTCTACTGCTGCCTTGCGGATCTTCTCGTAGTCTGATCCCTTGAAAGCAGTGATGTCGAGGTTGATATACCCTTCTTGCCACAGCTCCGGCTTGATGCTCTCAAGCCCTTCCGTGTCCCACATGACCGCCAGACGGTCAATGCAGCTATGGCTTGCCAGAAATCGTGAGATACATGCGTACACCTCTCCATTGCTTATACTCTTAATATAGCACGGATTTAGGGCTTGTCAAGCATTATTATCTCGTCAAACCCCTCAGAAAGTTGTGGAATTTCAAGGTGTTGTATCATACTATCTATTACATCCTTTGGAATTTTCTTACCCCAACGACTATCAAGTCGCCGTTGCAATTCGGACTCATCTGGCGTAGGAAAAAATACCCCAATCTTGATCCATTCCTTGGGTAGCCGTGCTAGCCGCAACTTGCGATGCTTGGCTACCGTGTTGGTTTGATCCCAGACAAGGGTCTTATCTAAATTGATAGCAGTCTGCACTTGAGAGTCACAGAACTTTTGTGCATAGCCAATAGCCTGACTGAAAATCTGGTCATAGGTCTTGCCAGCCTTAGCAGCGACAGTTTCAATATACGCATCGCTAGACGCAATGATTACATCTTCAAACCCTTGCTTAGTAATCCACGTAGACTTACCAGAACCTGGCACACCAATTAACATATAACACTTTGTCATTTTACACCTATCATTTCAACTTCACTGTCAGTTTCAATCCAAAGTTTAGCACCACATTTTCGTGGTTTGTGCGGACTATACACCATGCGAGATGGACCCTTGATATCTACTTCCATACAGTATGTTACCACACCATCCTGTTCAACTCGAACTACAGGCTCGCTCTTATTATATTTAGAGTTAGCCTGTATAATGTTTCGGTTGATATGGATAATAGTAGTCATATCAGAAATTACCTTCGGCAACCTGTAACACACGAACGCCGCATGCACGAATTGCATCAACAACCTGCTGACGGTCATCAAACCATAACCAGGGCTCACCATAATCGCTACGGATTTGTTCAAGCAACTCTACCTTGACGATGCTATCCTTGCGATAGTCTTTTTCACGCCGCATATACAGCGCATCGTAATAGATATCATTATCTGCTAACCACTTCTCAGTTACCGCACGAGTTTCCCCACCACGCCCACTACAAAGAATAATGCGTGTGTTATGATTTCTGTTATCGCATAGATTGAGTAACCACGCAATATCTGTATGAACAGTATCGTTAGCCATACCAGCGTTCCAAGCCGCCCAGTTCTTTGGCTTGCTTGCAACCCAATGCTTACGATGTTCAGTGTTGGCAAGGGTGCCATCAATGTCGAAAACGATAATCTTGTTCACTTTAACCATTCCTTGTGATAGTTAATAAGGGTCTTGATTTGGGCTTGGATAAGTTCACCATTAGATAAGAGACCTGCTATATAGGAGTCATAAATCATGTTCTTTTTGTCACAATAAAGTGATACTAAAAAGCGTAATTTTTCCATGTCATACATCGTTAGCGTTCTCCTTATAACCCAATATAACACATATTTTAGGCTTGTCAAGGGTTATTTTTCACTTGACAACCCCTACAAATATGCTATATTAGGTTATAGCAATGGAGAAAACGATGCGTATTACATATGATGATTTCTTTCTGCTTCTTGGGTTTTCTTTCCTAGCCTATTTTGTGGGCAGCGGCAAAATCTGGGACACTATTATCTACCTCGGACATCTTTAATAGGAGAATACTATGAGTAACCAACGTGCAGGCAAAACCCACAGTGCAGCCCTAGTTGATAGTGACAAGGTTTCCCTTACGTCGCTTATCAAGTTCTTAAAAGAAGCTAAGAACGATTTGGAAAAGTGTGGCGATCAAGATGCTGCTATTCGTTTTGAAATTTTGGCAGACTATCTTGTAGAGGACTATCGTGGTGGTGGCTTCAAATATTCTAGCAAGATGATCGGATTGTAATAACTACCATATGACCGATTGCAAACCGTTACGCCGTTGCCTATGCTGCGGCAATCATAGCCTTAAACTTACGTTAGACTTGGGTTCCCAACCGCTTGCCAATAGTTTCAAGGCAACGGTTGCGGAGCCAGAAAACACTTATCCACTTGCGGTTAATTATTGCGGTGACTGTTCGCATCTACAATTGACTCACGCCGTTGATGCAAATATTATCTTTAAAAATTATCTTTATGTGAGTGGCACTAGTCTCACTATGCAGAATTATTTTGCATGGTTTGCAGATTTTGTCATGGAATATTTTCCAGATGTTAAGCCTCGCAGAGTGCTAGAAATTGGCTGCAATGACGGCACACAGTTAAACTATTTCAAGAAGCATGGATTAGAAACTATCGGTATTGATCCTGCTGAAAATATCTATCCAATCTCTTCCAAGAACCATAAAATCATCTGTGACTTCTTGACACCAGAAGCCTTACTTAAAGTAGGCAAGACACCTGATATCATCTATGCACAGAATGTATTTGCGCATCAGGATGATCCAGAGACGTTCTTAAAACTGTGCCGCAATATTATGAATTCTAACACGCTACTATTCATTCAGAATAGTCAAAGCGATATGATACAGAATAATGAGTTTGATACAATCTATCATGAACATCGTAACTTCTTTAGTGTGAAAAGTTTATATACACTTGCTAATAGTGTTGGCTTAAACATGATTGATGTGTTCAAGGGAACCATTCATGGCGGTAGTAATATCTTTGTATTCTCAACAGATCAGCATAGCCCTGCTCGTATTGCAGCATATCTTGATTGGGAACGCATTCATGGTCTGCATGATTACTCAACATATCAGAGTTGGGCAGACGGTGCTAGACGCACAGTTAATGACCTTTCAATGGTCCTAGATGGGCAGCGCAAGGCTCACCAGCGGCTTATTGTAGGCTATGGAGCACCTGCCAAGGGCAACACACTGCTTAATTTTGGAAACATCAATATGGACTTTATTATTGATGATAATCCACTTAAGCAAGGCAAATTTACGCCTGGTATGAGCATACCTGTTGTAACAATTGATGAACTTAAAAAATATCCTGATCGTGAAATTTGTTTTGTGCCGCTCGCGTGGAATTTTTTTGACGAGATTGTTGGTCGTATTCGTAAAGTTCGTAATTTCAAAGGCGATGTGTTCGTCAAGTATTTTCCAGAGATTGTAATCTCCTAAATAATCATAGGAGATTTAACCATGAACAACGATATCAGATACACAATGCTAGTCCTAGAAGGGCTTGAAATTAACCATCGCATGGACAGCGAAGTGCTAGACATGATCCGTGGTCTTATGGTTGAAAATGAACAAATTGATGAAGGTATCCTTGATACTATCAAAGATAAGGCCGCCGCATTTGCCGACAAGGTAAAAGATAGCGCAAAAAACATTCTGCCATCTATTACACAAAAATTTGATAATTTACTAGCGCAGGTTCGTGCTAAACAAGGCGATGAAGCTGCTGATGCTATAGAAAACGAAATGAGCAAAAAAGGTGGCAGTAATTGGAAAAATAATAGTGTAAAGATTGCGGCAGCACTTGCTGTTGCAAGCACCCTAGCACAAGCTACTCCATCACAAGCACGTGATATGTATATGCGTATGTCACCATTTCAAGCACAACAAATGCAAATGCAAAATCAGGCAAATTGGTCACGACACCGTGCAATGCGTGGACAGGATTGGGAATACCAAAGAGAAATGCCACGTGGATATTATCAGCAAAATCGTGGTGGTGGTGGCAATGATGCAGCAACACTTGCTATTGGTGTTTTAATTGGTGCCGCTCTTGGTGCTGCTATAAATCAAGCACAACAATAACACAATAAATACCCTATGCTCATTAAAGATATCATTACTGAATCAAAACTATTACTTGAAGGTGGCAACATGTTTAGTGATGCTACTGATTTTGATCAAAAGTATGCTGCAAATATTCTTAAAGTAGTAAATGGTGCGCTAGCTAAAACTGGAATTAAGGTCATGCCTATTGGCAGTGGTGCTAATCCTACGCCTGGCGCAAAAAGCGGCGACTTTGATGTTATGGCAGATGAAGATGCAGTAAAATCTGTATTCAACACTCCAGACGGCAAAACTGCTCGCAAAGCACTAAATGACTACTTGCGTGGTCTTGGTTTTGATACTGCACAAAGCGGTATAAATGTTCATATTCTTGTTCCGCTTCCAGATGGAACAAAAGCACAAACAGATATCATGGTGACGCCACATGCTGAAACTATCTCTAAGTTTCATGTGCATAGTGTGCCACAAGGAAGCCCATATAAGGGCAAGAATAAGATTATCCTTATGAGCATACTTGCAAAACAAAAAAGTATGTTATGGAGTCCTTGGCAAGGTTTGTTTAAGCGAGACGAAAGTGGCAAGAAAGGCGAGTTCATCTCTAATGATATTGACACGGTTGCTAAAACGCTGTTAGGCGCAAAAGCTAGCGGTAAAAATTTAGGAAGCGTAGAAGGCATTCTCAGTGCATTGCCGCCTGATCAGGCACAGCAGTTACTTGCTACAGCAAAAGCAGATCAAGCTTGGGAAGAAAAAATTTAAAGAATTATTCTTGTTCTGTATAAATTAATTCTTCAATCTTGCGACCAAATTTTGGATAAAGTGTAATTCGAGTGTGTGGCAATCCACCATCATTGCGATCACCAGTGTAACGAGCAATTAAAACTGGTTCATAATCTCCATCAACTGGCGTACCGTTTGCCCACTCTTTTAATCCTACTAAATTCCACTCACTTCCATCAGGCAGTATTTGTAGCGGACCTTGAAGTATTGTAGTAACATTGTCTATGCCATTTTCATAATTATTATCGCTGTAATCAATACCATAAACAGCTTTCATTTTTAATAATGAGTTATCTACTGTGCGATAAACAGCAGTTGCGCCTTTAACAACTCCATTAGGAAACTTTTTACGCAGAGTATCAATAAAATCTTTAACTTCTGGAAAATCTAAAAATTTACTAATGCCGCTCCACTGCCCAAATTTCTTTGGTGTTGCTGGTGTGCCTGCTTTATGACTAATCCAAGCAACGGTTTTATTGTTTTCATCTAATATTTCAAAATCACTTTTTGGTGTGCCAGTTGTATTTTTTACAGTAGCAGCATTAACAAGTTGATGACCAACCCACAATTTTATATATGGTTTATCTTGTTTTGCAATTTCAAGTTGTGATTGCAAAGAACTCATAGCAGTTCGTTCTTGAGAAAGGCGTCTTTCACTTTCTTCGCCACCAAATTCAGCGGTTTTAATTATTTTAGTATTAGAAAAAGTCTCATCACTATCTTTTACTTTTATCTTGATAGAAGAAGATGTTAAATTTCTTAACCAAGCATCTACTTTTAATAATTCTGCAGGATCAAATACTATATCTTTAATGGAACCATCTTTTGTTATAACTTTAAATGGTTCTTCGTGTTGAATTTTATATAAGAAAAGTGGGATTCTATCTCTTCTAGAATCCCCCTCATAATTTTTGAGTGCGCTGTATGATAACGCAGCCATTTCATCTAACTTTCTATCAATAAACTCTCTTGCTCTCATAGTATAATATTTATATTAATCAAAGCAAGAGAAATTTTCAAGCGTCTCGTGAAATATAGTGATGACGAATCTTCTGTGGCTTGAAATATTTTTCCACAGTAGAGAATACAAGTTCATTCTCAAATGGCTTGCATGAGAACACATCAATATAGAAATTGCCATCATTGTCACAGAAGTGGCCAGTAATGTTAGAAGTTTCAATCATCTGACATAAACTGTAACCAGCCTTGTCCGCAGCATGGGTTGCAAAACGTTCAATCCATGGTTCACCAAATGCTGTCATGTCAATAACAACAACTAGTTCCTTAATAAAGTTATAGATATTTTCCCGTGAACCGATAAGTTCCTTATCGCCAGCGGTGCAGTCTAGTAGTAGGTGATAACCCCAAGTTTTGCTCATGCCAGTCTCCTTAATTGATAGCAGTTTAGAGAATTATTTATAATACATAAATCGTCTTATGTCAATTAAATTTTATATTAAATATTGAAGAATTAATTTTTTCATCTTTAAAATCGATAGTTTTTAATATATCATGTAAGTCGTTATGCAATGGATGCTTTGGTGAAAATATATTTAATTTTTCAAACTTTTGCTCATTCATTCCCCACACCAAAACTTTATAAAATGTTATATCTGAATTATTGCTTTTTGCAAATTTAATAAATTCGGGAATATCTGTATAATTTAAACTACTTACTACAAAACTACTGTTTAATATAATTCTATTATTAACTTGTCGTATTTTTTTTATGGTTTGTATACCTTTAAGAAAATCAATCCAGTTGCCGCCTTTTCTTACAACTGAATAAATTTCTGCTGTTGCCGCATCTGTGCTTACTTCTATTAATCTTATTTTATTTGCAATACTAAGCAGATAATCTTCATGTCTTGATATAAGAGTAGCATTTGTGTGTATATCAAAATTTATATTAGGATATTTGTTAAAATCAAAATTTAAAAACCAAGGCAACATAGTATGACTTGCAAATAATTCACCATTACCAACAATTCTTACATAAATTGTTTCTTTGGCATCTTCAAAAACATAACTTTCTAATCTTTTTAAAATTTCTCTGGTTTTTTGAGTTTCTGTATTATTCTTATGAATAATAATATCGTCTCTGCACGACGGGCATTGCAAATTACAACTTCTATCTATTTGTAGAAGTATTTCTCGCAAATTTAAAGACGTTAAATCATTGGTTGACTCTTTAAACAATTTTTTAATTACTGTGCCTGAAAGAATATTATCTTGTATAAATGGGCAAACAACAGCATCACACAAACGGTATGAACCATCAAGGATACTATCTTTCATTATGTTATTATTAAGTAAAGATACAAACTCTTCTTTGGTTTCTATTTCTAAGATATTGCCTATTGGTTTTTTAACATAACCATCACATGAACATGCATACAATAAACCAGAAGTATCAACTGTTAGATTTGTCCACGGTGCAGCACAAAAACCAGTTACTGTTCCAGTTTTATTAGTTCTTAATAATTTTTTAATTTCATGCATCAAATTATTTATATTACGGAAAACCGTTCATTGATAATGTTAATCAACTGCTCAGCAACATATATTTGTGCTTTTTCGGATGTATGATACCTAGCATCGCCGCCTTCTAAATTGTAAGGACCGTCAATGTTAGCAATGTATTTTTTATCTAACCATGAAATATCTTCAACAAACTCTTCTGTAATGAGTTTATTTGGAAAAAATAAAAAATTAATATTGTTATCTTGTAATTTTCTTAAAGAATTACTAATGCACCAACAATCTGTTTGTCTTTTAAAATTTGGATCATACAAATTTAAAGTATAATCAACCAATGATTTTACAATTTTACTATCAAGCGAATAAAATGAATTTAATCCTTCTTCTTGCCATATTAAATTATTAATACTTTCGCTTATTAAAACTGGATTTACCATAAAATTATTTTTTGTAGATAAATCAGGATGTTTACTATAGCTAATATTTGCTATTCCACGGTTCTTTTTGTATTTTCCAGAATTTTTAGATTTTGAAAAAATTTTCCATGATTTCAAATATATTTTAGAAATGCGATTTTCTGGTAAGGGTATTTCAATTCTATCTGGAGTAGTAGAACCAATAATTACAAAGTCAGCATTTCTTTTAATACTTTCTTCAATTTGTAAACAAATAGCACCATTGCTGCAACCACTACGACTTAAAGCTAGTAATTCTGCATTATAGTGTTTAGCAATAATTTCACTAAAATGTGTATCTGGATAGTTTAGTGTTGGTGTCATCCAACTATCGCCACATATTGCTAACTTTTTCATAAAAATTACTTATTAGGATATACACCTAATTTATGAAAACATTCGGTTAGTCTTTGTATCTGTGATAAACAATCCCATAGAGCATGGTGTTTATTATTCTGTGGAATAAAATGATCAGGAACTAATTTATAAATGGTGCGAGCGTCTAATACTTGCCAGAAATGCCAAGGTGATTTATTGTTAAATTGCCGGTTACAACTTTCAAGAATTGTAAAATCAAAACCAGCCCCATTTGCCCAATAACGATCAGCACCAGTAGCCCAAGTATTGATGCCACGCATGGCGTCTGCTAGTGGTAAACGATTGGTGTCTGCAAAAGCTTCTGCTTTTGCTTCATCAGGTTGTTTAGCCCACCATTGGACTGTATCTTCATTGATTTCACGCTTCTGTGATTCAACATCTACTCTGCAGTAGAAGAAGTCCAGTGTGGTAGGGTCTGCTACGGTGGCATACTTGCCCATACGATCAAAGGCAATGCCAGCAATGGTTAAAACTGTGGCGTCAGGTGTGTTGCCTAACGTCTCGATATCGATCATTACATCTCTGTGTTTCATATTACTAATATACACTAAAATAGATGTATGTCAAGATGTTTTTGTGTGGATAGAATAAATAATATTGTCAGTTAATGTTTGGAGTATTAACCTATGTCTACTCAAGAATGGCAATGCATTAGAAAGCATGTACCGAATTTTATGGTATGGCCAGAAGTTTGGATGGGTTGTCTTTTTGGTTCAATTACCGGCGTATTACTTCTAGAGACAATATTAAAGTATGTCGTTCAATAAATTGGAATTCGCATGGATTTCTTAAAATTAGTTGGTGAAGTTGGATTCCCTATTGCAGCCGCCTGTGCAGGCGGTTATTTTGTATTTTTAACCCTAAAATTTATTCTTGCTGGTGTAACTGGCTCTGTTAACGGTATCAAGGGTATCATCATGGCTCTTGACAATCGTGTTAAAACTATGAACCATGATGTTATACGTATTGATACTCTCATGAGTAATGCTCTTGGAGTTCGACCAGACCTTGACCGTATTGCTCGTGCAGACGGCAAGAATGACGCAAGGAGAGATTAAATGGTAGAGAATTTCATATTAGCAAGTTTGTTTATTCAACTAGCAATTATTACATACATCGGTAAAGATTATCTATACAATTAAAGGAAAAGAAAATGAAGAAGATTATTTTAGTAGCAACAATGTTAGCATTTAGTACAAGTGCTTTTGCAGCAACAAAACCAGTGGTCAAAGCACCAAAGGCAAAGGTTGTACATAGTGCGTGTGACCCTGTAAAGAATCCAACTGCTTGTAAGAGTGTGGTTCATAAAAAAGCACCAAAGAAGAAAAAGAAGTAATTAACCTTTTGTTAAATATTTGGTGGTAAACTAATGAAGTGGAAAATGCACAGTATCCTTATCGTGTTGAAGAACACCATCGTATAAACGGTAATCGATATTTTACTGTGTATTTCCACAACAAATTAATAGTAATACTGCGCAGTAAAAAAGCAGCAGACGAATATATAGAATTAAACAAGAAGTATAAAGAGAAATAATGGAAGTGGGCATAGCAGACGCAATCAACAAATATGGTTTTCCTATCATAGCAGCCACTGGAATTGGCTACATGATTTATTATGTTTGGACTTGGGCTACAACAGAAGTAAAACCTGTGCTAAGCGAAGCCAATACCGTGTTGATTGGTCTTATTGATCGTATTCGTATGTTAGATAATGATCTTATACGTCTTAATCAAAAGTTAAACATCGTGCTTATGCTACGTGGTAAAGAGATTGAAAGCCAACGCCATCTTGATGATGCCGTCGCAGATGTTGCTGCAAAGGCAAAAGAAGAAGAAGTGCAACGCACTCTTAAACGTTCTAGTAAGAAAATTCCCAGTGATGCTTAATACTTGATAGCATCTTCATATATTTCTGGAAATATTTCCAAACCATTTTTATTAAATCTTTTTTCATGCATTGCTATTGATTTAGTAAAATAATTATGAAAATACGCATCAAATGGCAATTCGTTGAATAGCTGCGAAAAAATATTATTATTATATTTTTTAATTATTTTTTCACGTAAAGTTGGTGTGGTATTTGCTAGACCCCAAGGACCGTTGGCTTTGTCCCAATCTAATTGCGTTTTTGAATTATAACTTTTCATTTTTTTGAGCAAAATAAAAATTTCATTAAAGTAAAAAGCATTTAGCGGATTTGCAGTATAGTGTATGCCAGGTTTAAAATTAACTCTCTTATCTGAAATTATTTTTAATATATTTTCTTCAACCTCTTGGTAGTTTAAATTGCTTCTAATGTAATTAAATCTTTCACCAATTCCATCTATACTAAAATATAGTTCTATACTTTTAAATTTTGAAGCTAATTCCCACCATTCTTCATCAGGATAAATTGATCCATTTGATTGGTATAAAACCTGAACATTTTCTGGATTTTTTACAAGTTTCAAAATTTTCTTGTGAAAATCAATATAAAATGGTTCTCCACCAATTAATTTTAGAGTTTTAAGATTGTCTAAATTCAATGATTTTATTTCATTAAAAAATGTTTCTTGTCTTATATTTGGAGTAAATGGTGTTTTATTTTCACTTCTTTCTATTTTTGCAATTGAACTGCTGTATATTGGAGAACATATTCCACACGCTGCATTACACGCATTACTATAATCTATATCAAGATATACCAATTCATCATTATTAAGATTTGCATTCATATCTTTATTTTGTAATCTAGGGCTACTGTTATTACTTGATTCTTTAACATAGCATAGCGAACAAGCATCAACCCAATCATCGATATTTTTCCAGTTTATATCATCAATTGAATTTACGCTGCCTTGGTATCGACAACATGGAGAAAAATGTAAAGACTTATCATCTTTTTTATCTGTAATAAAAAGACCGTTTGATAAAAAACTACAAAAACGGTTTTTCATTTTGTGTTGGTCCTGAAAACTCCATCCCAACCTTCACCAGGTGGATTAGCAGCCATTTCCGTGCAGCGTTCTATCCACATCTCATAGTAGCCATCCATTTGACCACCAAATGAACCCATCAATTGTTTACAAGCTGACGCAGCAGTCTTAAAGTGCTGTGAACGATAATCATCCATCATATTAAGATGAGAAACTTTTGCTGCTGCGTCCACAACAGTTAATACAGTATGAATATTCACGCCTTCTTTCTTGCCCTTAACGGCAATGCAATCTAGTGGTAGCGTGAAGTAATCATTTTTTACATATTCATTAGTCTTATCACCAATAACCATAGCAACATGGTATGGCTTGCTTTGACCTTCTAAACGACTAGCCAGATTAACACTATCACCGAGACAAGTATAATCAAAGCGTTGAGCGGACCCCATGTTGCCAACGACCACAGTACCAGTGTTAATGCCAAGACCCATGCCGAAAGGTGGGATGCCCTCCGCTTGAACTTCTCTGTTAAACGCATCTAAACTCTCCAACATTTGTAAGGCTGTTTTTACCGCATGTTTTGCATGATCGGCGTCATCAAGTGGTGCATTCCAGAAAGCCATCTGTGCATCACCTATATATTTGTCGAGTGTTCCTTCATTTTCAAGTATTTTAGCAGTCATCGCTGTCATATAGCGATTCATTATTTTGGTAAGACCTTGAACGTCACTACCGTAATGCTCAGAAATTGAAGTAAAGCCCCTAACATCGGTAAACATAATTGACAACTCACGTGACTCTCCGCCTAATGCTAATAGTTCTGGATTCTTTTGCAGTTTCTCAACCATTGCTGGTGATAGATAAGTTCCAAATTGTTTCTTTATTTGCTGCTTTTGTAAGAACTCAGAGACAAACTTAACTCCGTAGGCATGCAAAGCAACCAAGATGATTGTAGCAACAGGAGCGGTTGCGTCCCATAACTGTAGAGTGTGACTAAACTGATACTGAGAAAAAGCAATACTGCCGATGCCCAATACAACAACCGTGCCAAGTCCAACATATACCCACCTTGTTAAGAATAGTAGTAGTAATCCACCAACGACAATAGCAGCAAGTTCAGCACCTTCTGCATAATCTGGTCTAGAAATATTTACTTTATTAGCAAGTGTAGCAATTACCTTTGCTTGGATATCTTGTGGATATACGGCACCTATAGCAGTAGGTAGGGGGTTGGCAATGCCAGCAGCCGATGTGCCAACAATGACAACAGCACCATCAAAGTTGGGTGGCATATTCATAAGGCTTGCTTGCTTGTGTTGCTGACTTAAATCAATCCATACACGACCTAAAGGATCAGTGGTGAATATAGATTTACCCATGCCTATCTTATCAATACCAATTTCACTTAGTTTAACTTTAAAGTTCTTCTCATTTGTTAAGACACGAAGGGTTTCAATGCCAATGGTTGGATAAAGTTTACCGCCACTGCCAACAAGGAGTGGAATACGACGATTCACACCATCTATTTCAGGATATACATTGGTAGTTCCGACACCAATAGCGGCGTTTTCTAGTTCTGGAATGTTGGCGATTACTCCAGTATAATTGTAAATCCTATCAATAAAATTAGAGTTGACAATGGCGGCTCCGTTAGGACGAGGAGTATTTTTGTTTACCGTGCTTGGGATGTTAGAAAGAATTACGGGGTGTTGTTTTAATGTTTCTGCTAGAACTGCATCACCACCTTGACGATCCGCCTCTGGCATCAAAACTGTCCATACAACTAGACTTGCTCCACGAGCGTAGATATCTTTAATTATATCCGCATATATCTGTCTATTAAACGGCCATTGACCATACTTGTCAAGTGCTGCTTCATCAATATTAACTGTATAAATTGGATTGTCAGTTGGTGCTTTATTGGTGATTAACGTATCAAAGTATCGTAACTTAATACTTTCAACAAATACAGGTGATGAAATTTTAATAGCAACTAAAATTGCCAACGTGATAAGTGCGGTCCAAGGAGATAACAGAATTTTTTTCATGAATATATTTAGATTTAGGAAATCTTGAAAGAGATATATTCAACAATAGCAGTAGCAATATCTACGCGGCAATACTTTTCAAAACCTTCAAAACCAGGTGCGCTATTTGCTTCGCATACCTTATAACCACCATCGTCAAATAGCAGATCAATGCCAGCAATGTCTAGTCCAAGGCACTT